ATCTATCTCTTTGTTCTCTATTAATTCTATAAAGGAAATTTCTTCTAATATAAATTCATAATTAGGTCTATATCCTTTTTTTATTTGACATAGTAGCTTCTAAAATTCATCGGCTACTTTTAATTTTAACTTAGTTAGAGCAGCCACAGCCATTGCTAGAAGAATTATTAGAAGTACTATTACATAATCCATTACAGCCATTAATGTTTTCAATAATACGCTGAACTTCTGTTAATTGATCACATTCAGTAAGGTATTTAATTACATTAATCGCCATCCAAACTAGATCTCGCTTATAAACGAGTTCTGAATCTACGTTATTCTTATTCCAACAAGAAGAAAATCCTCTGTTATTTAAAATCTATTGACACAGATTTATATAACACTTTCTCAATTTACAGATAGAAACAAAGTCTTTAGATGTACTTGATATTGTTGTATCAGAAGGATTAACTTCTATTATTTCTGAAATAGTAACTTCTGTACTTGTTCCATTTATATATTTATAAACTTTATCTCCATCTATATAATATACAATAGAATATAATCCAAGAGCTGAACCAGAAGTTTTTGCTAATTCATTATTAAACCATTCTACTGTAGGAAGTACTAAATGGACTAAACTATAATATCCATCCTAGGAAATCTGTAAAGTAGAATCTTGTACTTTTGAATGGTCAGTATATGTAGGATTTAAGTAAAGAGTTTCTGAAGTTTTATTTAATTGTAATACATCAATAGATCCAGTCTCAGAAAATTTAAATTTACCTTTAACTATCCCTGTTGATTCTTCTGATAAATACTCGCTTAAATCCTTTACTGTAACTTTGCAATCATCACAGGCAGTACAAGTAGTAATATTTATTTTAAGCTCCATTAGTCAATCTATCTTATTTTATCATTATAAGGATTTCCATCTGAAAGCTACATAAGTTCAACTTGAGTTCTTCTTTTCTATTCCTCATTAGTAGCTTCTTTATATGTTCTATCTGTTTGTGCTTTATACCATTCAATTTGGTATTTAGTCTACATTTCTTGTTGTTCTAATTCTAATTTGTTCTAGTTAAGAGTTTCTATTTTCTTCTATGCTTTTTGTAATTCAGTATTTAACTATTTAAGCTAACTTTGAAGCTCCTAATTCTATTGAGTTAATTGTTGAACTTGGTTTGCCTCATCTTTCTAAATTTGCATAGCTTTTTTAACCTTATATTTAAGATCTGGAATACTCTTACTAGTTATAGCTTCTATAATAATATCTGGCGGTAATCCTCCAGATTTAACAAATTCAGGAATAATTGTTTTTAACTGTTCTAGATCCTTTACGACATCTGTACTAGTTAAAATTCGTATATCATAATCAGTTAAAGTGAAATATTCTGGTCTTGCTGTAAATACTTTCTGATATTTATCACCAAGTATAATAGTCCCTGTTAAACCATTCTTATAAACTACTTTAGCTAAGTTTAAACAATCTAACAGCATTTCATTTACAATTAAGTCCATCTAATGATAGTACTATTTAGTAATTATAAATGAATTATTTTGCCCTATTTTAACATTAGTAACAGCATCTCTTTGTTCAATGCCATTAAGACGTTCTCTAAAGACACCAGTAATTGAAGAGCATGTCTATTCAATAGCATCAATCGCTATCTGAATAGCTTGAACAGCCTGAGCTTTTACAGTATCATCAAATCCATTAAAGATAGTATTAAGTGGAGCTGTTCCACTAGCAAGTCTACCTTCCTGTGAGGAATCTAAGACACCATATCCTTGCTTTTTTAATGCTTGCCACTTAACTAATCTTTCTGGAAGTGTAACTCCTAATTCGGCAGGAATTAACGTTAAATCAATCCAATCTCCTACAGTACCACTATTAGCAATTAAATTATCTCGATAGAAATTTAAGAGGTCATACTACATTTTCTTCAATGTAATTCGTTATTTTACATCCGCATTAGAATCTTGCGATTCACTGCTGCTCTGATTTTCATCAGATGTTGAGACTATATCATATATTAATTTAATATTTTCGTACTTCAGATCACTTGATCCTACATTTAGTCGTTGAACTCTCTTCTTTTAGAAGCTCAGCTGCTGATTGCCCAATTCTTGAAATTATTACTTAAAGTATTCAAGACTCTTAGGGGTTTCCAGCAATTCTCGAAATTTAACCAGGACTAGTATAATCAATCCTGGAGATGTGCACAAGCTAGCACCATTGAGTATGGTTTAGTACCACGGTTAAGAAAATAGATCCCATTCACTGTAAGTCCACAATAAGATGGATTAGATTTACTTCTCATTACTTCTTTATCAAGACCTTTAAGGATATAAATTTCCTCACCAATTCTAATAGTTTTATAACGCTACATTACAAAGTCTTTATCTGTTTCCAGCCATTCAACTTCATAAACAGGAATCAATTCATGTGATAATCCATAATCTTTATAGTCTGGATAACCAGGAGTTACTTCAATTCCCGCTTGTAATCCATCAGTATTAGGAATACCATTAGTGCTTCCTAATCTAACGTAATACATAGCGTTTTCATATACAGAATCCCATTTTTCATCTAATAGCTTGCGATCATCTCTACTCATTTCTTTGCCATATTCATTAAGTATTTGATTTTTAGTCATCCAGCTTCTAACAACAGCTCGATATGAGTTTTTAATGTATGGAGATTCATAATTTCTATCAATAAAAGTGTTAAGAGGATTTAATGCTTCTATTTTAATATTATCGTTTTCAACAGTAGGCTTTACTCTGTAAAAAGCATATCCTGTAATTAAGAGATCTAAAAGTAAATCTCTAAGAACAGTCATTATATCAGTATCACGAGATTGCACTATGTATTCGATAACATTCTAAGCTGCAATCTCATATTCTGATTCAAAAGTATTATTAATATCTTCTACAATTCTTGATAGCTATTGCTCTACTAAACCATCGTTTATATTCTTGCCATCTATAAAATTGAGGATAGAATTTTTAAGATGGCCTTGAAGATATTGATAAAGTGAAGATGCAATTTTTAACTACCGTTCCCTATCTATATTATTTATAGTATCACTATCTTTACAAAATATCTTAGGAATTATTGGAGTTCCAAGATACTCTCCTATTAAAGCATCAATATGTTTTTTAATAAGAGGAGTAAAATGTATGGTTGTAGGGGTATTAGTACCATAAACTTCTTCAAGATATCTGAACTAGTCTGCATCTCTTATACCATTATAATAGTTATACGCTTTTTGTAGATCATATTTTGCATAGACTAGTTCATTTATTGCCCTATCAGTTTTTTCTATTAATTCTTCTTTTGACATCCACAAGCAGTATTTCTTGGGTTACAATCATACGGTTCTCGTAATTGGAGCTATCCAAATTCTACTAGATGAAATTGACGACCTTTTAATTCCTATCGTAAGAATTTTAAGAATTTCTAATCCTCCATTTCTGCATATATTACCATAGGCTAATCAGGAGTAGCTAATCCTAATTCTATTTTATATCCAATAGGATTAAGTTTAAATACTTTTAAAGATCCGATGTATTTCTTTTTATATATATCTTGAATATACTCGCGAATCACTTGTTCTAATTCCGTAGTTGTCATATAACTATCCAAAATTATTATTAATAATAATCTAATTGTCTAATCTAGGTATTACTCCGTATCTTCTTCTCCCTTGTGCATCAGTATAATAACCAATATCTTGCCAATTATCGACTCTATTTTCTACTAACTTAGGAATCTAACCTTGTAATTCTTCATCAGCTAAAAGTGCCATAGCTATAGCTGCAACAATATCAAACTTTCGTTTATTCTCATCAGTATATCTATTAAGCTCATCAAGCATTTCATCAAACCATATAAGATGACAATAGTCATTTACATAATCTGCAATTAAGTCTGTTTGATGATCAATAATAGCTGCTGTAGCAGGTGTTCCATATTGTTTATTAGTATTTCTAGTTGCATCAGTAAGAGTAGCACGAGGACGACGCATAAATAAATTAAGAAGTTTGCGCTCTCTAGCATAAGGAATAATACTCTATCTAGTAGCCTCTATATTAATTACTGCATTATAATATTGAGCTAATTTAATAGCTATCTTATAACACTCTCTTATATCATTAGGTCTATCCTTATAAATAGCTACAAACTAAGGTTCTTGTAATCCATAAACTCTCCTATATACTACTAAACAGAAATCAGAAGGGTCTTTAGTATATTCAGAAGTTTGAGCTGCACCAATGTCAATACCGTCAATTCCTATTACATATAGATTTCTAATCTTTTCAGCAGGAGGATTCCAAATTACTTTACCATCTTCATCCTTTTTCGGAGGAAGAGTCCATATAGGATGTTCAAGAATTTTAATTTTTCCATTCTAATTGGGAATCCATTTAAATCCTGTTACATTCTCTTGGGTATGCTTTCCGTCTTTATAAAGATATTCTAAGAATCCTGTTTCAATCGGAGGGCATTGCTTTAAAGCTCTTATCCTTGTAAGCTATTCTGCTATGTTTACTTTATTAAATTTGTTATCACCTTCGAGAGAGAAAGCTTCTTCACCATTATAGCAAAATTCAGCACAATAAACTACTAACTCTTGAGGATTAGAAGCCTTTAATGCCCTGGTTCTATCAAAATATTTACGTCCTTCTTCCTCAGATATAAATCCTCTATTATCAAGTAATTTAGTTTCTTTTATTGTTTTAAAAGCAGGTAGGAAGAAAGATGTAATAGCGGTTTCCCCAGTCTAAGTATAATTATGTCTAAATGGCAAGACTCCAAATATGGTAGGATTATAATACATATTACGTAATCCTTCCATAGCTGCTCCAGATTCACCGCCCGTGCCACCAGCGAGGCGGATTCCCCACTAGTATCCAATCTATCCTACAAGGGCATCAGATTGAGTGTAAGCTTTAGTAAAACCAGGCCATAATCCACATTCTTCGTACATTAATATGTCAGTACGATCACCTCTTAGTTTGCCTGGTTTATCTGCCACAATTCCTTGAATCTAGGATAACCAACCTGTAGGAGTTTTAACTCCATTAAGCATTTTATATTGTCCTGCTTTTTTTAAATACTAAGAATCGATTATTCTACCATGTCGAAATCCTGGAGCATTATCATCTAAAAACGCGATATTAGCATAAACCTTTTCAAGTAGTTTATCTAATTGTGTAGAAGCAAAAGCACAGGCTACATTTACAGATTCCCGAATTACTGTATAACTTTTAGCAAGAATGGCGGCTTCAATTTCTGAATATCCTGCAGCTCTAGCCTTCATCATACATGCATTTAAACGTAATTTCTTAGCCATCTATAGATAATGAAACCACTCATATTGACCTTCAAGAAAATTAGGAAATATAGTATTACGTCCCGAACCACCTTCAGATACATTAACTAAGTCTTTTAATTGATAAAAATTTAAGAAATAATAATGATCACCAGTAATAGTATATCCGTTAACTGTCATGCCATATTTGCAGCGTTTATACTACTCAATCCAAAAGTCTCTAGAAGCCTTACTTCCAGATAGATAAGAACAATATTTGCCTGTTCTGATAAAAGTGTCTCTTGTTTCTGTAAACCAATCTGGATTAAAATCTAATCCTTTATATTGATTAATAGGACGATAACCAGTTAATTCATAAGATAAATCTTTATCAAAGAATTGAATTTCATCATCAATAGCAATATCCCAATCACCTTTCTTTTTTTCTTCCTTAATTTCTTCTGTCTTTTCTTCTAAAGGAAGGATAGATAACTTAGTAGTTTCATCAACAAGAGTTTTAATTTCTTCTGGAAGTTTAACTTTCTTTGGACGACCACGCTTTTTCTTAATAACTTCAGCCATAATTAAAATTCTCCAGGATCAAAGTCTTCAGAAACACCACCACGAAGAGAAGATTTAGCTTCTAACTGTTTTTTAACTTGTGCTTCTAAAGTAACCATAGTTTCATGTACATCTATTAGGTTTTTTAATTCGGCTTGAATATCCTTAACTTTATAAATAGGTTTACCAGTTACTTCATCACGTTCAAGCGGATCAGCTGTTTGGAAATAATCAATAAATTTATCAACCATTTCTTTGGCAGCATTAAGTAATTTAATAGACTTATTAGATTCCTGTATTTCTCTAAATTTACGACAAGCGGCTCTAAAAGTGGGATCATTAAATTCTTCTTCTGTTAAAGAAGCGTCTTTTAATGCTGCTTCGTGTCTATCCTGTTCGTCATAATCAGCATAAATAGATTTCCAAGATAAAGCTAGCCAAATATAAGTAAACTCTCGAAAAGCTCTAAGACCCATAACTCCAGTTTTATCTTCTTTACACTTATTTCTTGCAGGAGTATTTAAGTCTGCAAATTCTTTTATAAGTAAGATTTCTGGAGTGTTTAACTCAACTCTATTAAGTTGATTATTATAAACAAATATATCCTATATCATCAACCATTAATTCATTGGTTCATCTATAATATATCTATTAGAGATTACTTTTTCTTAGGAGTCCATTTCTTATTAACTGGATTATCAGGTCCTCCATCATTTACAGAACGTCCACTATCCAAGTCTTTTTCATCAACCCGATTCCTATCAGAGTTACTTAATTTATGATAGTCGTTAGGAGTTATTTTCTTGTAAGGAGTTTTCTTGTCGCTAATATTATAAATTTTCTTTCCAACATGAATAGTATCATTAGCGTTAATTTTGCTGCCACCCTAAAACTTTATTTTAGCTCCTCCACAATCTTTTTTCAGTTTATGTCCTTTTTTAAACTCTTCTACAGGATCTCCGTTAACAGAGCCTCCTTCTTGTGCTTTCTTCATACATTTCTTACATAGTTGTCCACCTGCTTTATAATATTGCATTTCATATCCTTCAGGACAAATACCACGCAATTTTTTAATGTAAGCAAGTTTAGCACCTTTTTTAGCCATCTAAGTTTGTTGAGATTGCATTTGTTGTGCAATAGTTTGAATCATTTGAGCAATTTGAGTTGCCTATTGATCACCTTGTTGAGCAGCTTGCATAACTTGTTGTATTGCTTGTTGTGCTTTCTAGTCTCCCTGCATAGCAGCTTGTACTAGCTGTACTATTTGTTGCTGTAATTCTTGTTCGTTCATTTTACTAATTCAATATCCTTAGTATTAAATATAGCTTCCTACAATTCACCAGTTGTAGTAAACCATCTACATCTAATTCCTATTAAAATTGGTTTTTTATCTTGCATCCTCTTTTCATCATGTTTAAATAAAGAAGTTTCCTTTTTAATTACCATCATAATCGGTTTATTAGGAATATTCTTCTTTAACTAAACAATATCACCTGGGTTAAAATATACATCAATCATTCTTTACTTTTTCAAATCGTTCTTCTAATCCTTCATTAACAACTGCTAGAATAGCTGGTTCATGAATTACATAGAGTCCAGCTTTTAAGAAAGGTACAGGAAGCGCAGATGTTCTCTGATAATAAACAACATCACCTTCTTTTAAATATTTAACCTCTGGCCCAACTTCTACAACACATCCAGTAATAATGTATTGTTCTTGCTCTTCATATCGTCCAGTTTTTGGATTAATTTGTGTATGCGGATTATAACCACCAGCATCAACAATAATACCTTTCTCAACTTTCATTTTCTGGAAAGGATTAACGCCAAAAGGTTTTATAAGAATCTTATTAAACATAGGTTTAATAGAAGCCTTTTCAACATCATATCCAATCTCTTCTTGTGCATCAGAAAGTACTTGATTCTTTTCTACAAGTTTAGCTTCCAATGTTTCTAATTCATTATTAAACTTTCTAGCCTTTTCTTTTTCTACTAATTTCTCAATAGAGTCGCCTTTAAAACTCTGTACATTTAAATCATTTTGTAAACCAAGTTTTTCATCCTCGGTTAAGTTAAGTCTTACTTCTTTTGCCATATTACCATTTATTCACTGGGCAATGCGCTTCTGGAACCCTAGTTTTGGCGGAAAGCTTACATCCGCAACCACGTCTATAGCCTGGCTTCTCAGTAGTTGAAACATCACCTGTATTAACATTATACCATAATCTATTATTACACATACCTCCTAGTTTATTAGAATAAAGAGGACAACTATAACATATCTTCATTCTGTTTTTACTTAATTCTTCTTTATTATTAAGAATTAAGTTAGTATAACCTTTAACAATTTGAGCTGCTGTATTCATAATTCAGGACTAATTAAAAAGAAAAGAATAGAGTATTTATAAAAATAAGTGTTAACATATAACCTCTAAAGTGGGTTAAATAATGCTCAATAAAAATGATTAATACTCTATCCTTTTACGTTTTTCTCTTTGTTGTTCTATAATAAGTCTTTTCTTATAGTCCCACAACATTCTCTCTACATCTTTCTTGAGATACTCACAATGATATAAAGTATTATTGCCTTGATGATCATAGTGACCTAAAATTAAATCCTTAATAACAAAGTTAGGATTAATCTTTTGCAACATCCATGCATAAGTAGATAGCTGAAGAGTATAATGATAAAAATTACTATCCTCAATATTATTCAAAGGATACTTCATCTTAGCTGTAGATCGTGTAGAGGTATCAAAACCGCCTTTCATTTCGATTTTCTTATTAGTCTTCCAATCGCAAATGTAGATCTCATTACCTCGTTTAACTAATAAATCAATCTGCCCAGCTAATCTAAGTACCCCATCATCGGAAACTCTACTTATTAAGTACTCTGGATATACTCCATATTCCAGATCTAATTCTGGATAACTCTTTTTGCACTCAAATTTACCTCCTATACCAAACTTTTGAAGATTGATATTATGAGGGTTTTTATAAAAAGAGTTTTCAATATCCGAATGAATTTTAGTACCTCGCTCACAGGATTTTCTGTTTTCCTCTGCCCATGCATCTAAAATACCCTGTTGAGTCTTATTAAAATCCAACTCACTAATATTATATGTTGATAATATCTCTTTATTAAACCTTTTAGTATTCAGCAATGACTTCTTTTCGATTGCCCAGCTTTCTTTAGGTATTAATTTCTCTAATGCTTTATAGGCACTCCAGAACTCTTTGTCAAATGGCTGAGTATATTTATCAATAAGAGTCGTTACTGAAACATACTTCTTATCATCATTTACATTCCAATAAGTGTGAGTTGAATCACAGAATGCCACATCACCATATTGTTTATCAATTTGCATATACTTTATTTTACATCAATTCATTTACTATTATCTAGACTTATCATATAACTAGTGTTTATATATCTAATATTTGTAATTATAATCTATTCCTAGTAAAGCTGCAATGAAGGTTGAGGTTTCTCCGAAGGCTACTAAGACTGAGCTGTCAATTATTCCTAATGGCGGGACAATAAATCCTGCAATAAGAAGACCACTGCCAACAATTGTTAAAATCACAACAACTAGTAATCTTGTGTTTAGTTTCTATGCATAATCCATGATTATCAATATGTTTGTTTGATATAATTTTATATAGATTGCACGGGCAGAACTAATCTTTCATCTCTATTACTTTAATTAAAGTATAATTAATTTTAATATTACAAATATAATGATTATATTTGAGTACTTCAAATAGAATATTAATAATTAAAGTAATAAAATAAATAAATCCATTTAAAATGCAAATTTCTAATAAATTTCTTTCTTTCTTATAGGAATTGAAAGTAAAAGGATAGTTTAAAAGAGAAAATTAGAATGATGTAATTGAGAGATTTAAAAAAGGACATAAGATTAAAATAAAAAAGAAAAATAAGGGTAAGTTTACCGAATATTGTGGTGAAAAAGTAACAGACGAATGTATTTAGAAAGGAAAGAATAGTAATGATCCTATTATAAGAAAAAGAGCTACGTTTGCTGATAACGCTAGACACTTTAATCATTAATAATGTATGAAAAATTAGAAAAATTATTTCACAGTATATGACATGACTGAAACTCCACCTATTTAGACTTTAGAATACGTCAACACTAAGAATGCATACGATTAGTACTTACTTTCAACTCTTTAGTCAGATACAGCGAAGACTAATGAAGAATCAATCGAACTAGGGTTAAACCCCAACGATTATAGACCTTCTTTCTTACCTTTCTTTATATAGAATGATTACAGGAGTCAAGAATATACTGGAGGAAGTTCTTTATCTAATGTAGTTGATACCGCTAGATAGTTTGTTGGTGGTAAATATAGATGGGGAGGAAATTCACCAACTACGGGATTTGATTGTAGTGGGTTGATACAATATGCTTTTAAGTAGAGTGGTATTGGGCTACCTAGAACTGTAAGTTAGATGGAACAAGTCGGACAGGAAATTGAATTAGATAAAGTACAACCAGGTGATATTATATGCCAATCTAGTACTGGTCCTTCTGGAAAGCATGTTAGATTAGTAAGTAAGATTGAAAATGGACAAATTTATACTATAGATGCTAGGGGATAGAAAAGAGGAATCGTTGAAGAACCATTAAAAGATATTTCAAGGATTACTACTATAAGAAGAATTATCCCTACTGCATCAACAAGAAATGAAATTATTGATTATTTCGTCAAAAAAGGATTACCAGAGTTTCAAGCACGAGGAATATATGGAAACATAATGTAGGAAAGCGGAGGTAATCCAAAATAGGTAGGAGGACAAGGAAGTTATGGTCTAGCATAGTGGAGAGGAGAAAGAAAAAAGAAACTCTTTACACGATATGGAAGTAATCCAACTTTATAGCAGTAGTTAGATTTTATGTGGTGGGAATTAAACAATACTCATAAATCCGCTTATTATGCATTACTTGAAAGTAATGGAATAAACGAAGCTACAAAAGTATTTATGGATAAATATGAAAGACCAGACCAAAGATATGCTAATTTAAGTAGAAGACAACGATTTGCTAACTTAGGATAATTTATGAAACTTAAAAGTAAAAATAAAATATTAGAGCTATTAAAATATTAGAAAGGAGGTAGGTTTAAACGAGGACAAGATGAACAATTTGTTCATAGTTTATATCCTGCTTTAGAAAATGAATATTTAAGTCGTGGATATTCACCTGCTAATAGTGCTAGATTAGCTTCGTTTGGCACACAACAAGCTGCACTAGAAAGTGGGTATGGAACTAATTCTCAATCTTCTAATTATAATTATGGAGGATTGATTGGAGGTAGAAATTATAATAGCTATAATGAATATGCGAAAACTTATGTTGATATGATTAATCAGAAATGGCCACTTGCTTTTAAAGCACAAAATATATCAGATTATATTACTCAGTTACATTCTGGACATTATAAATATAGTACAACTCCTATCGATGTTTATATAAATAATATAAAGAGAGTTGGTAAACGTGTAAATCGACATATCTCTACAATACAACGATGAATTGGTTAACTGAGAGCAATCGAATGAAACACTTTTTATGTGCAATTCCAATTGCTTTAATATTTACAATATTATGTACACTTGGGGCAGCAGGTGGGATGGAATTTAAAGATAAGCAATATGGTAATAAATGGGATTGGCTAGATTTTGCTGCAACGATGCTTGGTGGACTAATTGGTTAGATTATACAGGCTATAATAATTATAATACTACTGTGAATCCTACTAGTTTATTAAAATAGTATAGACAAACTCATTAGTGTGTAATCTGTAGTGAATCTGATCCCTGTTGTTTAGAATTTCATCATATTTATCCAGAAGAAAAGGAATTTAGCTTATCTAAAAGATTACACAGAAATGTAACCGAAGAAGACGTTAAAAGAGAAATGAATAAAACTTGTTTATTATGTGCAAATTGCCATAGAAAACTACACAGTGGTAGTTTGTAGATTAGTAAAAAGCAACTATATAAAAAGAGAATTAAAATATGAATAAGATATTACAATATTTAAAACTAATGGTAACTGCTCATTCTGGATTTAGTAGTAAAAGAGTATGCGGAGTTGCTGGATTTATTATAATTATACTAATTCTTCTTTATTGTACAATCATGGGAATACAAGCCCCAGGAATTACTGAAACATTTATATATGCTGTTTGTTTATTACTTGGAATTGATTCAATAACAGGAGTGTGGAAAAAGTAAGTCTTAGATAATTGAGATTATTAAATAATTATCAAAAAAAACATGAAAGATTCAGTTACTAAAAATGATATAAAATTTGATATACCGATAACTAATGTTTAGAATAGCAACTATGATTCTGAAGCAGTACAAAAATTAAAATAGAAATTGGGACGGATTCATATTGGTGAATCTCCTGGCTCTATAAGTCAAGAGGCTTATAGCAAATATATAGGTATGCCCGAACCCAGGGATCCCTCAAAATACATTGGATCTGCTACAATATCTCCAGAAATGAATTTTACACAAGATCCTGAAACTGGACGTTTAATAGTATTTGATTCGAGTTATACACCGAGAGGTTTTAATATTGAACAAACACCAGAAGTAATAAATTATATAAATCAACATCCTGAACATCTTTATGATTTTGATAGTGTATATCCAAAATTAAGTCAACGTGCATCTTAGTTAGCAAACAAATATCCTGGAGTTATAACAGAAAAGCCTTTAGAAGCAGTATATCCCGAAGCATTACTTATTCCAGGTGGCGCTGGGTTGAAAGCTGTAGATAAGACATTAAAAGTTGTGGGCCCAACTCTTGCAAAAGGTTTAAGTCGTGCTTCAGATGCATTATCACCAATGTATTGGGTATCACGTGGAAATATGCCATTAGCTTATGGAACCGCAGCTTTAGATTCATATATGGCAGCAGACGCAGGAAATGCAATATATAATGATATTTCAAATAGAACATTTAATGCCAATACTGCTTTAAATGCAATTAATTTAGGATTAGTTTTATCACCTTATGCACTGGCTATAAAATAGGGAACAAAATCTCCTTATATTGTAAGAAATACATATACACATTTAGTAAGAAATCCTGTTCGTAAAATAGGTAAGTTCTTAAATGCAGAAAAACGACTTAATAGAGTAATTAATGACTATCGGGATTATTTAAACCCACAAATAATAGAAGCTAGGAATAAGAGAAGAAGATATGTTGACTTTGTTTATCGTGCGAATGATTTTATTGTGAATAATAGGTTGACCCCTAATCCTATAATAAGGAATTACATGGATAGATTAAAGGACAGACTACATTTCTCGGAGATTATAACAACAAAAGCCATAGATCCTTATGGATTAGATGCTGAACATTTATTAGATGCTTTGAAAAAAAGAAATGCTAAATTAAACGTATAGTCCAGGATAAACTTGTCAAAAGATCTATCCAAATCACCAATAAAGATTGATGATTATAGATTATCTAGTGATAAGTCAAAAATCATAATAGATTCTAATTCTGATGTTGCTTCTTTTAATATGCCTATATTAGGAACTACTCAAGTAGTTTCTGGTACAAATAAAACCCCCGTTTACTTCTTATTACCACGTACACTTAGGGTAATATCAAATGAATTAAACCCAGATCCTAAATTAGTAGAAGCTGTTAATAAAAATATTACATATTTAGAATCTCGTTTTCCAGGATTAAAAATATTTGGTTCCGCAAGAGGTGTTTCAGTTGGACTTCCACATATACCTGGGGATTTTGATGGAATTATGACTATTAATGATTTTAATAAAGTAAAATCACAGTTTAATATTCTAAAAGAACTAAAGACTCCAAGTAGAGAATTACGTGGATATAGAGTACAATTTAAGGATGTTTCTGGGGATTCTCCATATACTGAAATGGATATTGGTGTGTTATAGCAAGATAAATATGGAAAAGTAATTCCAACTGATGAAGCCAAAGAAATATTCTCTCAATTTTTCCCAAATAAATATAACGCTGCTGTATAGAATCAACAAAATACTGGTAAGTTTGTAATTGATTTATCTCCAGAAGAATTATTATCAATGGTTAATCCTAGTTAGAAAACTATCATGGACACTTTTGTTACTGATTTTAACATACCAGCTAAAGCTAAGTAGCAAGATCGAGTTTTCTCATATTTAAACTACGCAGACCCAGATGTTGTGAGTGACGCAATACAACAGTATATTAAATCACAAACAGGAACAGATAAATTGTTCCCTCAATTTAATATTATACACTTTTTTAGTAAAGACAAAAATTTAGAACTACTTAAACAACTAGGACTTGAAAATTCACAATTAAATACAGAAGTTATTGCATCAAATCCTAAAAGAATGCAAAATGTTTTAAATTATTGGGCATTTGATAAATTTGTATCAGGCAGGGATATTAGTACAGATCGCTTATTACATACTCATAAACTACGTTCGGACGACTTTGGGTCAGCAGCAACATAGTGGTATGTTGATCCAGCAACATAGCGCACTGTGGGAGGAAATGCCTATGGTGCTGGGTTAAATACTGTAGAAGGTTCTCATGCATTCACTCAGTGGAAACTAAACGGCAAAGATGGTTATGGTTATAATGTATTTCCACAACATCAATGGAAGGCAACAACTCCACAAGAGTTTGTTGCTGAATTGAATACTATATTAGGAAAAGCAGACTTTTCTCCAGAATTATAGACTTAGATTAAAGCCATTGGTGATAAATATGGATTTAGTGTTAATCCACAAAATGGCCAAACAATATTAGCGTCAATTCCAAAGAACACAACAGAGGCTAAAGCATTTCTTCAAGAATTATACAACCAACTTGGAATAAAAGCTCTTACCTCTACTCCCTATATGCATCGAACTGGCAACTATAGAAGTATGACTGGTAGTAATTTGGGTGATAATTTAGCATTTTCTCCATTTGCTAGACAAAATGCATTAATAACACGTCTTGCTTATCCACCAAATGTTTAGAAAGTTTTATCATTATTAGGGGAAAATAATGTTGTAAGAACAATTCTAGATCCAAGAGATATACAATTAACTAATACTGCGGTAAATTTAGAGAATCACAAACGAGATCGAATAAATGATTTATACAAAAAGCTCAATCGGTGCAAACAAAAAAAGATAATGCTAAAGTTGCATTAACAGCTACATCTTTATTAGGTAGTGTGTTCGGGGGGGGGGTGCCTTGGCTATAGCACCGGCAGATACCGACCCCGTTGAGGATTTTATTGACTCAGATACTCTAAAATAGATGTATTCTGACACTAATTATATTAGACTATTTACTTAGACTTCTTTTAATGATATGAGCGGTTGAAAACATTACAAGATAGATATAAATTAACAGATGAACAAGTAAAGAAACTCAAAAATTATGTAATAAATTTTTATGAATAATATTTTTAGATTTCAAAATGGAGGTTGGTTTACTTAGGCAACTTTAGGAGCTGCAGTTGCTGATAATCCTTCTGTTGCCACGGCTAGTGGCTGATAGAAGGACGATAACGGAAACTGGGTTTAGCGCAGAACTAAAGAATCTGATAAACTATCTGACAATCTTGCTGTTATTTCTACTCTTTCTCCTACTAATCCTGTTAATATTTTGGGTCAAGGTTTAGTGAAAGGTATCGAATTGATTTATAAAACTGCTAAACCAGTCTTCCCAAGAGGAGTAACTAATTTCGGTGATATTTCTAAATATTCTGCATAGTAGATTGGTGAAGGAGCTGAAGCTACGGTTTATAACAATACTCCTAATAAGGTTGTTAAAGTTATCTATAATGGTTATTAGAGAGTGAAGAATCATATCCCTAATGTGGAGAAAGTTAAACGAATTGGAGAAGTTATTGCTAATGGTAAGAAATTTCCAGTATATAGCCAACGGAAATTGAAGGTAGTAACTGAAGAAATGTGGCCTTCTGTTGTTAAAAGGCTGGATAAACTTATGTCTAATAAAGGATATTCTATTGTAAGAGATCCACAAGTATAGTATAGAGCTTATAGAAATTTAGGAACTGTAATTGATGATATTGGTCCAGGTAACGTAGGATTAACTTGGAGAGGTTAGCCTAGAATTATTGATTTTAATTTCTAGACTATACCAGAATGGATTGAACAAGGCTTTAAACTGAAATTAGGAGGAAAACTAATTCTTAATAGTTTTTAACTAAAATTTATTAGGACTTGTTTCTCTTAATAGTTATATTTGCTACGTGATTAAAAATTAATAAGGAACGCTATGGAAAATATTGAAAGTTATTTTAACCTAATGAATATATTAGGAAATGCGGTTCCAGAAGGAACTGATGAAGAATTGGAACTAGATAATGCTAAAATTCATTTTCAAAAGAAAGATGGAAAAATTAAAATTGAAGTAAAGTCAGAAACTACTTTTGATGATTCTGATATTAAAGAGTTAGTAGAGGAATATAAGGAAAGTATTAAGGGGCTTGATGATGATTTATTTTTAGAAGCAACAGAAGAGTTTGGTAAGAAAATTAGTATTAAAGAGTTTGATGAATTACTAAACTTGGAACACTTCACAGAAGATCAAGCTAATAAGGTAGAAGAAATGATTGATCTTGCATCTGAAATTATAAGCTCACATCTACATTGCAAGATACAAGAATTAATTGCACTTTACAATAGATTTTAATAATACTTATAAGTATTTAGAGTACTAACCAGTTGTTTTAGTACTAGGCAGCTTTTAAAGCTGCTAAATAGCCCATTGGTGTATGGTGGCACGGACAGACTCTAAATCTGTATTGCCTTCTGAGGGCGACGGGGTGGGTTCGATTCCTACATGGGCTACAAAAAAAACTTACAGAACTACGTTACTTAGAAATATAGATAAATTATGAAATAATAGTTATTTCAAAATATACAATACATCGGGTGATATATGCTAATGAAAAGAACCGACTTTGGAATTTATGCCAAGTCAGTATGAAAATGATTAATGCCTTAATTAAACAAATTAAGAGCAGTGGAATGGAAGCAGAAGAATTTGTAAGAACTTGGGTAGATAATTTATATAAGGTTGTTGAAGATTATGATACGGCTATAGAAGAAAAGGAAGTTCCAGAAGATTACTTAAAAATAAAAGTGGAACAAAGCGTTAATGATATAGATAGCTTATGGGATCAGTTAGAACCTTATAAAAACGAACAATGGGTGCTTGATTTTACTGATAAACTAAATAGTATTTCTGTTCGTTATTAACATTCTTATAAATTAAAGTTGAAAACCCCGACTTAACTAATAATGGTTAGGTCGGGGTTTTATGATGTCCTTATTATTAAGTAGCTACTTTCTTCGAGACGTGAACATCAACTCGGATATAAGGAACGCTGCCGTTGGACTGGAAGCCTTTATAATAGTGGCACTCAATGTCGAAGTTCGGGTCTTCAATTGTGAACTCTTCATCGTCATCGCCCATTGCCCACGTAGCAGGAACATTCTCAGGGTCAGCCCACAACTCGGTCCTGAATGTCCAAATTGTACCCTCTTCGCTCCAGTCAAGCTTGTCGAGCCCAGCAATTGTGAGCTTCATATCGCTACCGCGAGTGATAGTAACGCCGTTGTATTCGAGCGTGTTTGCGTCAACCACCTTCTCGTAGGCAACATATTCGGAAACACCGCTCTTGCGGATAGCGAAGTCGTCGGCTTCGAGAACCATATCTCTGTCAACATCGATGTCGATAATGATGTCTCTTGGGGTCTCTTCCCTCTGCTCTTCTTCCTCCTTCTTCTGTTCCTCAATCTTCTTCTCGCCACTCTTATCGGCTTCAGTGCCTTCCTTCTTTTTCTCTTCTTCGGGAAGTGGAGCTTTTTCTACATCTTTCGGAACGAGTGCGCCGTCAACGTGAATGACATTCTTATAGTCAATTACGCGCTTCACAACGTACCAAATCACCTTGTAGTCGGCGAGTTTGTTGATGCCAGCTGCTTCGTCGTAAACGACTTCACCGTGATAGGTCACAGGGGCACCTCTAAACGAAGCGCGAACGTCTTCCATCGAAGGAGCGTCTTCAGCAAAGGCTTCTACCGTGGCGAGACCATAAGAATCAAGGAGGTATTCGGGCTGTTCTTCGTCATACAAGGCTTTTGCGGGATAGACGAGCTTTTGCATCGCTTCAAACTCATAGTCCGTTGCACTCTTAGTCTGTGGATAGTAAGAAGTCACAGACGTAGCCATTCCCTGTTCTTCCTCTTCTGTGGTAGGAACTTTGCTGTCAACGCGAACATAGAAGTAGCCTATTTCTGTTGCCTCTTCTGCGCTTGCCATTCTCTTTACTGCACTCTCCTGCGAGGAAATAGACATTGAGCTACCGCCAAAGTCTGCGGTGACAATGCTGCCAATCTTTAGGGTTTGAGTTCCCTCCCCAGGCTGTATGCCATTCGTCAGTTCGTCCGACGAGCAAGAGGCAAGTCCTACAGCGAGTGCTACTATTTTCATAATTTTTTTCATATAAATTAAAATTTTAGAATAAATTCCTGATTGATCTGTATAGTAAAATAAATATAGCTGCAAATTACATAATATATTCTATTTGAGGCTTTTCTCTTTCTTTTAAAAGTTTATTGATAGTTTTATCTTTTTCTTCTAATTCTTTCTTTATTTGCTGCTTGAACATTTCAAACTCATTTTTACTAATTGTATTTTCTTCTAATTCTTGTAAACGGTCTTCATGATCTAATACTGCACAAATAATGGCCTGCCCTAACTTATTTAATTTAAAAATTTTAGTGTCAGTTTGACATCCTGTTTCTAAATCTTTATTATCATTTTTAACTATGTCTAGATATGACTTTCTAATAAGCTCCATATTACATTTTCTAAGAGAAGATTCAGGTAAATTAATCTTTTCAGCAAGAGTTCTATTTGAAAAAGAAATCTTACCTATTCCTGAAGAATCTTTATACATAAATTGTTGACAAGCAACTAGGTATGCCTTAGTTCTAAAGGTAAGATCCATGTGTTGTAAAAACTCTGGAGTAAAACATTCAAAATTAATATATTTTTTAAAAGTATAATAATTTTGCCTTCCTATCTTCTTTATGTCTATATAATCTGATTTTTGTAAATTCTTAATGCTTTCTCTAACAGTAGGAATAGAAGTTCCTGCTTCTGTTGCTATTGTTTGAAGTGAGGGAAAACATTTTCCTGTTTTTCCATTGTAATGTGACTTTAAAACCAAATATATCAATTGATCCTTTGGCTCTAAGTCATGTTCATTCATTTTATTTGGAACTTGAAAGTGTTGTTCTTTAATTTTGTTATCCATACTTTATTTACTTTTTAATAAAGTAAATATAAACATAATAATTGTTCGTGCCAAATTATTTTTACAATTACTTTCATTATGAAAAAATGTGCGCAGGGTGCGCACAGATTTTCACTATGTGCGCACATACTTTCACAATCTGCGCACATTTTTTCAACTAACTATACTTAATACTATACTTAATCGTAACTATACTTAAACGCTTCGCAATCAAAATTTTAGAAAACAGTTGAGCTGATTATGTGAATTATACACGTAAATATTATTTTAGGTATAGATTTTTTAATCCCCCCCCATTGCCTTTGTTTTCCTATTATTTCTGTGAGTATTATGGAAGGGAGAGGATATTGTATATTATGTATATACGATGTGTGTTGTATATACGATGTGTGTTGTATATACGATGTGTGTTGTATATACGATGTGTGTTGTATATACGATGTGTGTTGTATATACGATGTGTGTTGTATATACGAGAGTACGCTACCCATTTCGATCCCCCTGGGATCGCGATGGGAAAATAAAACTTTAACCTAGCCACATATAAATATCTACAACAATTTAGATAAACATATACGTTTATCGAATACGGCATTTAACAGTTCTGCCGTCCCCACTTTCAGCGTGAGCGTTAGTTGGGTAGCGTCTTGCCACGAGTCGGACGTTAAACAACTCGTTGACCTTTGTTTGTTTCCAAAGGAAATGAACTAAACTTGGCGGTTCACTAATGCAACCGCAGACCTAAAACTCAATTCACAATGTCAAAACTCACATTTAACGAACTGAACACAGACGAAAAGGCAAAGGCAGGCCAAGAGACTTGGCGTGCCACGTCCCCTTTCCAAGAGGGGATAACCTTCGCCATCACGGGCTACACCTACAAGGTGGCGGTCGTGGACGGGAAGGTGAGCGAACGCATCCTTCCCGTCCTCAACACCACCGTTGGGGACGCCTTCGTCTCGATGTTTACGAAACTGCATCCCGCAGTCGACGGGACACCGAGAAAAGCGGAAGGCACGGCAGTTGACCTCCTGCTAAACACCATTGCAGCAAACAGCGACAAGACCAACGATGAGGTCTTAGCGGCTGTTGTAGAAGCGTTTAAAGACAAAAAGGTTCAAGTTTCGCGCCGTACCTACAACGGACTAACGAGAGACGGAAAGACCTTTGCAACGTCTATCGCAGACTTTGCCCTTGTCTAACTCTCACGACCCAAAATCCCACTTTACCCACTTAATAGTAGGTAGGGTGGGATTTTTTTTTCAATGATATTTTTAAGAATTTTTAACAAAATTTATTTGGATGTTTCAAACTTTTCCGTTATTTTTGCTTTCAGGGAAGGCGGGGAAATATTACTATATATAATATATATTATACTTACTTTCCATTTAATAATAGCATATTACTCTACTTTTAATAATAGCTATAATACAATTATACATTTTATTATACATTACTATTAGCATTTGCGCGCGCTTTCTCCGAAAGCACTCGCTGATTACTATATATTATAAAAATATTTGGATGTAACCTAGCCATATACATACTTATTTAACCTAGCCAAGTGTATAAAGAGCAATATTATCTGAGCGAACAAAATGTATAATGAATGTATAACTAAACCTAAGTAATAAAGGTATATTATAGGAGATTGGTTGTAGCCATGATGAGTGAAGTATAGTAGCTTTAGTTCCCAATTGAATATGAGTGTTCTTTATGTAAGTCTTAGTAGTTAAAAGTATGAACAGCTTAATAGCAAACATTGTAGCAGCAGGTTTAATTTCACAGAAAACGTTTAAGAGCCAGTTGGCTTATGCACTGGAACTTCAGCCAGCTCTGGCTGAGTTTCTGGCTCAAGAACCCGAATTTGATGCTTCTGCTGAAGAAGAAGAAGCAATCGAAAACTACTGTGAGTCAAACGAATATGATCTTAAACAGATAAAGGTCGTATATGACTCGTGGGTCCGCCGAGTTCGGGTCGAGTATGCCCAACACCGATGGTATAGAACCAAAGAAGAACTGGATAACTTGTCCCGTGACTATCAGTGGCATCAGAGTGACGAATATCCGATTAAATCGGATAAAACATTTGACAATTTCACCTACATGGATCGTATCTTGAAGTAGGTTGGAACAACAGTATATCATATTTCTCAACTGTATAAAAAAGAGAATATAATTTTTTATTTATCAACTCAAAACCAGTACTTGTTAAGGATCTTTCTAAAGGAAAGTTTAAGTGCAAGTTTAAGATCATGTCAACGTTAGCAGTTGAGATCAAGCGCAGTGAAGCGCAAGGCGACAAAATCGTAGCAGGTTTCAGTGGAGCAGTACGCTCGCTTGAGAACCCAGGTTTGGAACTCAATGATGAGTGGGTATTCCCTGATAACTACGATGTTCGTAGCACCAAGATTGGGGAGAACTCGGCAGAGTACATCTTCATCGAAGTCACAAACGGTCAGGCAAAGACTGTTAAGAAGTTCTTTCCTGGAACTTTCACCAAGTCTCGTGCCGTTGTCAATGAAGACAAGACCGCAACTGGTGTTCGCGCTGTTACAAAGGGCACTGCTGCTGAAAAGTTCCGTGAGTATGGTAGCATCCAGGAAGGTATGGATGCTATGAAGGGCAAGCACGTTAAGGTCACTAGCCTTGAAACTGTGCGTTGCCTCCGTTTTGGCACGGACAGCTTGACGAATGCACAAATTCCAACAATTGATTTTGTTGGTGCATAAGTGCATCTTAGCTACTAAAATTGGAGATTCTATTCTCAGAAATGAGGATGGAACTCTCCAATTTATTTATCCTGATACTTTTTATGAGCAAGGTCTTAAAGGGTATTGGGATTTACGACCTTATATAAATACTTATAAAATTAATAAGTTCTTAAGGTCTTAAAAATTTAGAATTACAGAATTGAGTTTGGGATTATGTAGAATTGAAGCAGCTTGAGGTGAGTTTTATCTTACTATATTCATCTTCAAACTGCTTCAACTCACATAATTATTTATCTTGATACTTTTTATGAGTAGGATTTTAAAGAGTATTGGGATTATAGTTTAATGAATTGTGAAATTTGTTAAACTGTTTTTGAAAAAATTGAGTTAATCTACAAATTGACGTTGGCAGATAAAGTCAAAATTTTTGGGGTAGAGATGAGCTGGAAGGGTAAAAAATGAACGCCAGACCCACCTCACCACATTTCTTCACCATTCCAATTTCGCATAATTTTCGTCTTAATTCTGGTCAACAATACCACAAAACAAAAAAGTATTTTTTAATAAATTTTTAAAATTAAGATAGATTATAAAATGATTAATTATAATGAAAAGAAAAGAAATATTAAAAGGAATATTTAATTGTATTGTAGGCTGGATTATATTTTTTGCAGTAGTTGCATTAATACAAGCAATATTTAATCCATCTCCGTGTATAACTGATTTTTAATTTTGTTAGAACCTGACAACCAAGGAGTCATTAAAATTACTACTGACGAGACTTGGACGAAATCTTATAGAGAGAAACTATCTGAATTAGATAATGGTTTTATAAGATCTAGTAAAACGTGTGAAGAATAGTAACATAAATTTACTTTGTTTAAGGTTTTGACAACATGGTACTAGATGGAATAGACATCTGTACCTCATACTCAATAGATTAAATGTATAATGAAAAGGTTATTTTTCTATCTTGTAACTTTTCTGTGGATGTTATTATTTAGTACTACAGATGAGTTTTTAGATAATTACATGGGTGCTTGGATTTTCGTATTTTCAGGTACTTCTATTCTTTCTTATTGCTTATTTCAGTTTATGACTGAGGAGGAATTGAAAGAATACTCTGGTTACAATCTTTGGTGTCGAATTTTTAAGATTAGTAATAAGTTATGATTTGGCTATTTCTTTTTCTATTTTGGTTATCTGTTCTTATAGTGATTGCTATGATAGTATATCATAAAAAGAAAGAAAAGCTTTATAAGATTGATGCTTTACAAAAGGCATCTCTTTTAATTCCTGGATCACAATTACCTATGCTTTTTAAAATACATAAGATGCTAGGTAGGAATAATTTGTGCAATAATCCATTTCTCAAACCTAATATATTTGGAGAATTTCGCACTAATAATATTGTAACAATGGATGAATCTGAAGTCTTCTTAGGCAACATCCATGGTTTCTGGACTTATTCTCTTCCATATTGGGAATCCTGTAAAGACGAAGATGCGGTAGAAATAGTAACTAATCAATATCGTCAGCTTCTTCAACAAGGAATAGAATACGAGTTATCAAAATTAAAAAAATAATTACAAAGGATGAGTGAGTTAATCCTATGTGCTATACGAAAGTAGCTCACAGCGAAGACTGCTATAGTGTCTTAATGGTTAGGGTTCTTTTGCATTTATCCCAAAGGAACAAAAACGATAACTTATTATAGCTAAGGTTATCTAAGGACCGTTTTCTAATTAGAAGGTTATTCTTTTTGGTCCTTCTTTTCTTTGTTTTGAGTGAAGTATAGTAGCTCCAGATTAAAAACAAAGTGAACTGCTAGTCAATATGACTAGAACAATTATCGGCATAAAACATAAATCTCTAGCCGAGGAGTAATAAAATGATAGGACGTAATTCTATCGTAAAAACAATCAAAGTTCCCAACCTTACAGGAGGGAAAGTAAAGGTTCAACTTAATAAGAATGGAGGAGTATGTGACATTATTCTCCCAATTTATATAGTGGAACCAATTGCACCACAAGATGCTTCTAACGATGAAGCAGTAAACGCCTATAATCAGGCTAAACAAGAATATCGTGCGCTTGTTGCAAAAAAGAAAGCTATGCGTTCGACTATTCTCAATGCAGTACAAGGTCGTCCATACATCTATGCAGTAGATGCTATAAAGAATCTTGTTTCAAAGATTCTCAACGATGAAAAGGGGACGCAAACCATTTAAAGCCAGAAATCATATTGCGGAATTAAATAAGTTTCGCATAGATCTGGCAAATGAAACTCTCCCAGAAGATCAATTCAAGAATGAATTGAAAAAATGTGGAGTGCTAAGTAATAGGCTTTTCTTGATTGCATTAAAACATTCTGGAATAATTGAGGTTCAAAATGGAAGATTTTCCTTTTTAAATCCTCAAAAGCCTATTCATTACAGTGTATTACAAGATATATATACTGCTTATATTAGTCGACAAAGAGATTATCTTCAGAAAAGAAGAAATAAAGAGTTGACTGAAGCAAAGCTTGAAGAAGTACAAAATGCAATTGAATTGCTAAAAGAGTACAACTTTGAAGTTTATGCTCCAGTGGGTATGTATTTTGTAGAATTGTAGCTATTTTTCTATCATATAATAGTTGGAGAGGAATTTCTTGATTTAAATCAAGTTTACATAAATTAACTTGTAATAAATTTGGAAATTTCTTCTCTAATTATTATATTTGCATAGATTCTTGGAAAATCAGATTCTGATAAGCAAGATTAGTATAAAGGTTAGTATGCGTGCCTTCCAAGCACGAGATGTCAGTTCGATTCTGGTATCTTGCACTTTAAGGCTGAATTGGGCTTTAATATAACAAGATAATGTATAGCAAATCTATTTTTTCGTATTAATATATTGATAAGGTATAATTTATGTCATTATCTGTTTTTAGAAAGTTAGATTAATTTAAATGTTTATTTAAAAAGTAAAGAACATGAAAAAGCTAATTTTTGCTTTCATTCTAGCAATTGGAGTGATGAGTTGCAGTAATTCTACAACGAATCCTGCTTCTACTAATGACTCAACAGCAGTTGATTCTGTCGTAGATACCACAGCTGTAGATACTTGCAATCTTTAATTCTTAGTAAAGAAGGATTTATTAAATAGGAAATCTATATATAAATAAGTCCTCAAGCATTAGTTCGTTTTAATAAAGACGAATCACTTCTAAGTTTTCAAATTTCCAAATATTGGAGATGATATGGGAGGAACAGTTGAAGTGGAAAAAGCACTTTACACCTAAGGTCGATAAAGTGCAAAGTAGTTAATTGATTCCAGATGGAACTGGATATAAATTACATCCTGATAGTCTGAAACAGTCCTAGGTAGGCTATCCAATGAGTCGAGAGACTACTACTTAAGAACTATTTGAGGATGAGTTCTGCCCGACAGGTCTTAAAGTCCTTTTACCTCAGTTTCTAGTCATCTATAAACTAGTGACTTTTGTTGGTTTTCAACATGAAAATGCTGGGAGTTGACCGATACTCCAAAAACATGGCAGGCCGTTAGGCAACGTGTAAAGAAATACTTGATAGTTTGAGGTTAAGCTATTGAGTTCTTTACACTTTTTCTCCTTAAGCTTTAAAGTGAAGCATAGACGTTTAAGTCTGGGAAGAAGGAGCATTACCTTCAAGGAGAACTACTTATAATGAATTAGAAAAATTGTTTGAACCAACAATTTAGGTATTTAGCTCAACCAGTTAGAGCACCATTCTTATAAAATGGAGGTCACAAGTGCAACTCTTGTAATACCTACAATTATTTCAGTAAACTATTTGTCCTCTTCAATCTTTAGATTAAAAAGTATTAACTAAAAATTGAATTTATGAAAACATTGAAAAAATTAGTGAAATGGTATTTTACACAGGCATCACAAAATTATAGTTGGTGTCCGAGTGGTATGATACCAACAGCAAGGTAACAAGAGAGATTAATTTTGCTGAACGGGAATATAAACGGTATTTCTGATGTCTAGAAGCTTTTCCTAAGAAAGGTTTCTAGACGACTAAGGTGTAATGGTTGTAAGTAGAGTTCGATTCTCTATACACTTACTTATTTTATAAAAATATGAATATAGTTTTTCAAAAGAAGGTTAATTCGCTTCTCAGTAATTCTTCTGAGAATCAGTTTGTTAAACAGGCTTTAAAAGTATCTGCTGAAACAACTTCTGAAAATGGAGCATTAAAATATTCTACATCTGGCAATAGCTTCGTAGATAACTTTGCTGCCATTTCTTGTTTTAAAAAGCCTCGTTCTTACGAGAAGGTAACAAAGGATATGAACATCCTTTGGAGTCAAGATCCTCAACTTTGTGTTAAGTTAGCAATCTATATAAGATTAATAACTCGTAAGTCCAAACTAGTAACTAAAAATAAAGTTGAGACTTTAAAAACACAAAGAGGGCAAGGATTAAAGAATGAAGGAATTATGAGAATGTTATGGCTCGCAATTAATCAGTCACAAACATTTAAAGTAAATCTTCCACTCTTTATAGCAGCTGGCTCATGGAAAGATGTAATTCAGATGCTATCTCTGGACTTACAGTACCACGGCTGGGACAATAGAAAACTAGATTGGAATTTTCTATATCTAGTAATTTCTGCTGGATTAAACAATCTAGAAACTACCCATCTAGTACGTAAGTATCTACCTACAATTCGAACCAATAAGAATTGTAAAACTCTTGAAAGCCAAGCTGATACCTTAATAGGTAGATGGCTAGCTAGAAAACTTAATCCAGATCTTAAGAAAGAAACTGCTTTTAAGGCTTATCGTAAAATAAAGTCTGAAGGTGTAGCTCATGAATGGCAACAACTTATCTCTAAACAACTGTATGACCAAATAAACTTTGGTAATGTTGCAGGAAGAGCATTAGCTTTATTAGTAGGTTCAAAGTTCTTGAAGAATCATAACTTAGTTGAGAAATATACAAGCTGGATTTCTTCACAACCAGTTGCTAAATTTACAGGATTCGTGTACGAACTATTTGCTCCATTTGATCACTATTATATCGGGCATATAGAAAGTTCTAAGGAACAAACTATTAATGCACAGTTTGAACAACTTATCAAAACTGCTAAGGATGGAGTTAATACTAATTCTTCTTTACTTGTAGTTCGAGATACTTCTGATTCTATGTACTCACGAGCTATAGGTTGTAATGTTTCTTCTAATTGCATTGCTAAGTCATTAGCTTTGTATTTCTCTGAATTTCTACAGGGTCCTTTTGCTGAAGCCTTTGTTGAGTTCAATGATGAATGTACTCTTAAGAAATGGAGGGGTATGACTCCTGTTGATAAGTATATTAATGATACTAGTGAAGGTTATGGTAGTACTAATTTCCAATCAGTAATCGATTTGTTTATTAGATTGAGAAATCGAGGAGTCCGTGAAGAAGATTTTCCAAGTGGAATACTTTGTATTAGTGATGGTGAGTTAAATAATTATGGAGAATCTACAAACTTCCAAACTGCTATTCAACGATTAAGAAATGCTGGATTTAGCAAGGAGTATGTAGATAACTTTAAAATCATACTCTGGGATATTCCTAATACTTTTTATAGAGAAAATCCCGAAGTAAAATTTGAAGACTTTACAGATGCTCCAAATTTCTTCTACTTAGCAGGTTATGATCCTAGTGTAGTTACCTTCATCTTAGGAAGTGATAAACCAGAGACTTCAAAGAACGCTGAAGAGCTATTCTTAACAGCAATGGATCAAGAATTGTTAAATCGAGTGATTATTCCTAAAAAGGTTAGAAAGAAATAACTCACGAATGGATGGCTTGTTATTATAATGGTTATTATATGTGCCTTGTAAGCATAGGATGAGTGTTCGATTCACTCACAAGCCTCTTTAAAAAATTAAAATATGGAAAAACAAATAATTCATCAAGGACCTGGAGTATTAGGTCTTTTAGGAGTAGCTTTTGTAATTCTTAAACTACTTGGATATATCAATTGGTCATGGTGGCTTGTATTACTTCCATTTTGGGGACCCGCTGTAATAGTTTTGATTCTTTCATTAATAGTAGGACTAATTTTAGCAATTGGTATATGGAAAAATACAAAATAGGTAAACTACATATTTCGTTAAAGATATGCAGTTCTTAGGGCCCATCCTTAGTAATTTCTGATTGTTAGATAAGTATTTTCTAATTAAATTAAAATTTATGAAATCACAGATTTATCAAAATGGATTCTATCTTTTAATAGGTTTCCTTATTGGATGTATAATTGGATTATCCTACAATAATAGCCCAAATTTAAAAGAGATTAAGATAGAAGTAATGAATGATTCTGCTAGAATAGTTCCAGAAAATGTAGCTGTCCTTAAAAAGGAGCTGACTCCATCTAACTTAAAAGCAGAATTAAAGAAACATAACATTCCACATGCTAAAATAGTTTATGCACAAGCCAAGTTAGAAAGTAATTTGGGAAAGTCTAGTGTTTACAAAAGAACTAACAATTTATTTGGATTGAGAAAGGGCAATAAATATCGTTCTTATTCACATTGGACTGATTGTGTAAAAGACTATAAAAAATGTATATCTAGTCGTTATACTGGAGGAAGTTACTATACTTTCTTAGATAAAATTGGATATGCAGAAGATTCTAATTATATTTCTAAATTGCGAGAATTAATATAGTAAGTGAGGAGGTAAATTAGCATAGCAGCAAATGTGTAACTACTGATTTATGGATAACTCAAAAGCGAGTTAATTGGTAATAGATAGGTTCTATCTGAGATGATAGCAGCCACACTTATAGTGTCTTCTGATTTACAGTGAAAATCTGCAACTATCTATTAAGTAACTTAGCTATACGCAATGAAAGATATAATAGAATAAACCGCGGGCATTACTGTCCGTGGTTTTTTTTGTAAATATTTCTATCAATATAATAAAAAGTAAGGATTAAATTGTTTAACCTTTTCATATATTTATTATAGGCACAGTTAGTGATAATAGTGCCTATTTGGAGGAGTAGCACGTAATTGGAAGCGTCACGGTCTTCTAAACCGTTGTCAGATGACCTTAAGGGTTCGAATCCCTTCTCCTTCACATTATTAAAATTGATTTGTTAATTTGTCTGGTTTTTAATATATTTGATTTGAAATAAAAATTTTTAAATACATGAAAAGTAAATGGGAATCTGAAAAGGATTACATTTTATATTAGATCATATTGACGGTCATGCTTCTAATAATCAACGTAATAATTTAAGATGTATTTGCCCTAATTGTGATTCTTAGTTAGACACTTATAAATCTAAAAATAAATGTGGAGAACGAAGTTATTATCGTTATCATAAAGAGATGCAAACGGAATGAATAAAATATCTTTTAAAGACTTAATATTAAACATTGATCAAAAAACTTGTTTTGTTAAAAATAAAGAGGTATATTTGACAAAACACGAATATTTATTGTTACAATTTCTTCTTGAAAATCAAAATAAGATATTTACTCGCAAAGAAATTATAGAAACTGTTTGGCAAAAGAAAATATCTTTTAGAACAGTTGATGTAACAATATCAAGGCTTAGGAAGAAATTAAAGCAATACGGAGAGTATATTAAAACTCGATCTGGATTTGGATATGGATTTATTATTGAATAAAAATATGAAAGTTATACCTAAATTTCAAAACAGTGGTAAGCTGTTTTAGCATTCGCCAGCTTAGACAAGATCTTCCAACTATCCAATTAAGGAGGTTTCCGAAGAAGAATTAAAGTAGTTAGTAAAACTTGCAAAGAAAAAAAGAAAGGGGGAAGTAATATATGTATCATTCCCTGAACACACGACTACTATTTATGGACAATAGTTAAGATTAGGTCATGCTGGTATTATGTATATAGATGACGACGGAAAGGCTCAATATTATGAGTATGGACGATACTCTCCCGAAGGAGCTTATGGTTCTGCATTAAAATCCTTGACAGAAGGAAACTGGGTAAATAGAAAAGTTCCAGATAAGTAGCAAGGAGAAAGCTATGAAAATTACATAGAAAGGTTTAAAAGAGTTTTTAATGAACCAGTGATATTTAATATTGCAAAATCAGAGGACATTTCAAAGATTCAAGAATATATTGATAAATCAGCAAATGATCCTAATAGGAAACCTTATTCTTGGCATAATTTCAAAACTCCTTGGAGAGAAACCACACAGAGTTGTGGTGGGTTAGCAAGGGAAGCTTTTGATATAGGAAGATCTGGAACAGGAGAAACCATTGATAAAATTATAGACTATCTTAATCCACTTAATTATTTTCCAACTGGAATAAATTCATAGGCTCCAAGATTTGGAACTGAAGTAGTAAAATCAAAATGAAAAAGATTTTTTTATTGTTTCTTTTAATATTGTCTTTATCTGCTTGTACAAATAAAGATGATTGGCAAGAAGGGGACATCGTTTTTCAGATTTCTAAAAGTAAACAATCCCCTTTTATAGCATGGGCTACTTTATCTCCATATACACATTGTGGTATTGTAGTTAAAAAAGGAAAGCGTTATTACGTCCTAGAAGCTAGTAATATAGTAAAGTTAACTCCTGTAAATGAATGGAGTGGTAGATTTGGGTACGTTAAATATAAAAGGATATTTAATCATCCTGTAAAAGTAAAATACAAGAAATATCTTGGAAAGAAATATGATTTACAATTCTCTTTCAACAATGATAAGTATTACTGTTCCGAATTAGTTTGGATTATCTACAAAGAACAATTCGGTATAGAACTTTGTAAACCTAAAAAAATTTCAGACTACAACATAACTGGTTTAAGAGGAATGATAAAGAAAAGAAATATCAAGCTAGATCAACTTGTTGTTGCTCCTTGTGACTTACTTTAAAATATCTCAAATTATACATGTAAAAGAACACTTACAGCAAATTTCTTAAATAATTATAATTAAAATTAATAAGTACTATAATCTGTTGAGGTTTTTTCGACTACTCTCTTTAAAGAGGTATTCAAAGGTGTTCTGTAAATCTACAACAAGGACGTGTAATAAGGCAATACCTACGTTCAGTGCTAAAATGCTCTGATGCACAGAGCGGGTGGTAGTTTAGATATTTGTCAGTTTCACTAAGTACAAGAAACTGACATTTTTTATTAGAAACACAGATAAGATTATATTTAACGTAATTACAAATTATGAAAAAATTAATTTTCTTAATGAGTTTGCTGTTTACTCTGAGTGCTTCAGCACAAACAGCTTATCAAGAGACTAAAATCCTTGACAACATCTCTATTGGTGTAGTAGGTGGGGCAACAACTCCTCTCGATTTCAACTCTATGTTCCCTGTAAATGGGGTGGCAGGATTGAAGATTCAGAAAGATTTTACTCCTATTGTAGGTGTAAATATTGAGGGTCTTGCTTCGTTTGGTGATAATCATTATGGTAACGCTTCTACTGTAGTTCGCTCTATTAACACTGGAGTTAATGGAGTAGTAAACTTTAGTAATTTGCTATGTGGTTATCTAGGACATCCGAGAAAGTTTGAAGTATCTACAGAAACTGGTATTGGATGGTTGCATAGTTGGACTAGACATAAGGATGATTTAACTGCTAAGACTGGTGCAATTGCTTCTTTTAATATAGGTGATGCACATTCAATAGTAGTTAGTCCAGCTGTTTATTGGAATCTTTCTAAAAGTGGAAAGATACAGTTTAATAAGCATAATGCGCAGCTTGCTTTAGAAGTAGGTTATGTATATCATTTCTCTACATCTAATGGAACTCACTCATTTAAGACTTATGACATTGCTGCTTTGAATAGTGAAATTAATTCTCTTAAAGCAGAATTAGCAAAGAAACCTACAGAGGTAGTGAAGGAAGTAGTAAAAGAAGTAACTACTGTTAAAGAGGTTCATGTAGGTTCTTACGTAGTTTATTTTGCACAAAACTCTGATGAACTTACTGAAGCTTCAATAGCAACTTTATCTAAAATCTCTGAAGGAACAGAAGTTAATGTAATTGGTGAAGCTTCTATAGAAGGAACTGTTGAATACAATCAACAACTTTCTGAGAAGCGTGCTAAAGTAGTTACTGATTTCCTAACTGATCATGGAGTAAAAGTAATTAGCTCTACAGGTATAGGTGCAACTAATGCTACTAGTGGTAGAATTGCTACTATTGTAATAAAGTAATTAGTATTTTAAATAAAATTAAGTTATAGCTCTATTACTCATGAGAGTAGTAGGGCTTTTAATTTGCGCGAATGATGGAATGGTAGACATGAGAGACTTTCAAAAATTAAGGTAGAGAGTGCATGAAGTGAAAACTTCAATGTAGAAGCAGGCTAATTAGGCGAATATTGTTACCTTAAGTACAAGGAACGCCTAGCTAAATCGGATGAATATTCGTAAATGTGTAGAGACTATATACCTGCAGCCTAAGTAGTAATATATGGCTATAACATAGTCCAACTGATTGATTTCAGTGAAAATCTCTTGGGCAGTAATGTCCGTGCGAGTTCGAGTCTCGCTTCGCGTACTAATCTAATAAATCATTATATAACCAATGTAATATGGCAAATCAAAAAATTTCTAGCACTTCAGTTAATAAGCTATTTATTTGTCGATGTGATAGTACAGAACATCAGCTCATTTTCTCTTATCTTCCAGATGATAAAGAGGTTTATGTATCAGTACATTTGATTCCAGTTATATTTTGGAAACGTCTTATAAATGCAATCAAATATATCTTCAAACATAAGTCTAAGTATGGAGATTTTGAAGAGTTTATATTCAGAAGTGAAGATGCTGACAAATTACAATCGGTAGTAAATTATCTTCGATCTTAATACTTATGAGGTTGATATAGCTTTTTATGGAATATACTTTAATAACAGATGGAGCTTATTCCTCTTCTCGCAATCAAGGTGGAATTGGGGTTATCTTCCTACAAGAAGATAACGTAATTCTTGAGTATTCTAAGATGTACAAGAGAGTAACTAATAATTAAAATAACTTTGATATGATCGAAATATGGAAAGATATTCCTGGTTATGAGGGATTGTACTAGATAAGTAATCTAGGAAAGGTAAAAAGTCTTTCTAGAAAAGTTAAACATCCGATAACAGGAATTAAAAAGGTTAAAGAAAGAATCCTAAAATACACAAACTAGTAGCTAGAGTATTTATTCCTAATCCGGAAAATTTGCCCCAAGTAAACTACATAGATGAAGATAAAACTAATAATTTTGTGGAAAACTTAGAATGGTGTACTAGCTTACATAACTTAAAACATAGTAATGTAATTGAAAAGGGAAATAACGCTAGGAGAAAAAAGATAATTCAAAAAACTCTTGAGGGAGAAATAGTAGCTACTTATTCTAGTATGGCAGAAGCCGTTAGAAAACTTAATTTAAGCTCTCATATCATGATCTCTAATTGTTGTGCAGGAAAAATTAAACATGCCTATAAATATATTTGGGAATATGGATAATTACGTAATGTACACTGATGGAGCTTACAGTTCTTCTAAAAACCAGATGGGAATCGGGGTAATATTCGTAAAGGACTCTAAGTGTATTTTAAAATATTCCAAAATGTTTTTAAGAGGAACTAATAACAAAGCTGAATTAGGAGCTATTATAATAGGTCTTAGAGCTATTAAGAAACCAATTGATTCTTTAACTATTGTTACTGATAGTGAATATTGCATAGGATGTGCTACTCTAGGTTGGAAAAGGAAAAAGAATCAATCTCTCTGGAAAGTTTTTGATTACGAATTTAAGAGAGTTCGTACTCTTTGTAATAAAATCGAATTTAAATACGTTAAAGGGCATCAAAATGACAATCAAGAATTTACTAAATGGAATAATAGAGCCGATAAGTTGGCGGTGGCGGCAAGCCAAAGAATCATCTCTTAAGTTTACTAACAATATAAAGAGATGGTTTGCATATCGTAAACCTTGCTTTGAGTGTTATGACTTTGACTTTTCTTCAATTTTAATAGTAGAAAAAGAACAAATTAAAAGAGTACGAGACTCCATACTTAAATATCATAATCATTCAGGATATGAAAGAGATGTAGAAAGAATGAATACTGCTCTTCGCCTATTAGACATTATTCTGGATGGAGCTTTCTCAATTCTTGACTATAAAAATTATGGAGAATGGGAGCTTCTAAAGTATGTAAACACTCGCAATGCTAAAAGGTTTAGTGGGGTGGACTTTTCTAAATATAAATCTCCAACGTTTGTGTCCTATTTATATGAGCAAAAAGTATGGATAATTTATAATCAATGGAGAACTCAATATTTAAGAAGTTGGTGGGATTGATATGATTTACACAGAAATTAATCAGAAAAATATTTATGGTCATAAAGGAGAATTTATAACAACACAATACTTTGGAAAAGATGTTCCAGAGAAATTCCAAAAATATATTGGTAAGGAGTATCATTCTGATGTGGAAGATGGTGTTATTATAGGTATTGAAGATAATAAATCTATGCTTGATGTTTATTTCATCATCTATGACCCAAACGAAGGTATTGTGAAATTTCCGCTTATAAATTATCCAAGTATTATAGAAGGAGTCGATAAGAGTAATTTTAGCTTACATGAAAATAATTTATAATAAATTTATTCCTTTTAAAGGATTTAAAGCAGTAAATTTATTTGGGGTAGTATTTGTTCGTAATGGAAAATCTTTTTATGCAAAAGATAGAAATCACGAATTGATACACACTTACCAAATGAAAGAGATGTTATATGTCTTTTTCTATATTTGGTATCTTATTGAATATTGTGTAAGACTTATTCAATATAGAAACTTTCACACAGCTTATAAAAACATATCATTTGAAAGAGAAGCTTACGGCAGCCAATATAACGATGACTACCTAGGTACAAGAAAAGCTTATGCGTGGTTTCGTGAGTGCTTTTGAAAGTTATTAAAAATTGTGTCGATCGATGTATCAGTCTAAAACATAAAAATAAAATGAATACAAACAGTCAATTAAACTTACTTGAACTTCTAAGGGATTGTAAAGACGAAACACAGTTTTATTCAATAGAATGTGGTAAAGTTGTTTTTCATGATATAGAAGATAATTATCTCCTTTTCTATACTGAAAATGGAGGAGTCCGCTTTTATGACTTTGAAGGTTATTCTATAGATGCTGATTCTACTGCTGAACCAATATTATTTCCCTCAAAAGATGTCCGAAATTGGAGTTTCTATAAAGTTAGGTACATTAAAGTAAATAACCAAGCAGAAACAATCAAAGCTATTGAATATTTTGAACACGAAGGCTACATGAAAAATATGTATATAACTGATCTCTCAGCAGGAGGTGTTGTTTATATAGATGCTATCACACATAAAATAAAAACACATTCTACAAACTATCTTCCTGATTACTATGACTACATCCTCTCCACAGGCACGGAGTTGAAACTTAAAGAGAAGCAACCTAAGTTTAAAGTAGGGGATATTATATGTGATAACATAGATGTTAGGTTGGTTAGCTGCATAAAGAACGACTTAACAGAGGATTATCTTATAACTCCAGAAAAAGCAAATGAACCAGAGCAAGTGTATCGCATTGCCACTCCCGAAGAAATCACCAAATGGAACAAGGAGGTGCTTGAGCCTAACCATCTACACTACTCAAAGAATAAGCGGGAAATCACGTACTGGTTCCTGCCGTTTGACAAGGTAATAGTGAAAGAAGAAAAGGAGACACATTGGCGAGCCGACTTTTTCTCCAATAAAGAGAATGAATGGTATTGTTGTATGAGTGGAAATTATGAGCGTTGCCTGCCCTACAACGGCAAGACCGTCGCGCTCATAGGCACAACTGGTAACTACGAGGAGAAATAAGTATGAAATTAAGAAATAATTACAACGTTGGCGATAGAATATTAATTCTACACGCTAATATCAAAAATCAACTTCGTAAAAATGATGTTGGTAAGATAGGAACTATCCTTGATAAGAGATGTAGTTTTTGTATTGTTCACCTTGATGGTGATGATCGTGATAAGAACTATAACTATGGAACTTTTGCTAAAATAACAGGAGTCCATGTTAGTTTAACAGGTAGTTCAGTTCCTTTAGAGGAAGCATTGGCTCAAGAAGTTTCTTTTAATACAGTTGAAGAAGCTCTTGACTATGTTGAACAACAATTTAATTCTTTTATTATTGGGAAAGTTATAATAGGGGAAGTTAAAAAGGACAAGCGTATTTCTGCTTGGAGAGGTTTATTATTAGCTCCTATGGATGGATATGATTGTCCTCAAGCTGTTGGATTTATTCGTTTTACTATTAATGAAAAATTAAATATTAAATAATGAATGAAGAAGTAAAAGAAATCCTTAAGAAAATCGAATCTCTGAAAGAGGATATGAATGAGTTGCTTGATATGGAAGAAGATTATAACAGTCATAGAGGTATTTACGATATAGAGGAGCTTAATGGTTGTTATGAGAGAGAGGGATATATTGATGATGCTTTTCAAAAAATCTTTGACAATCTTCCACCAATTAAAGTAACCGTAAACATCACTAATTGGCTTCCGACAGAAGCCACTGTTTTCGATCCGAACTATGATATGGAAGATTTAAAAAACGATATTAGGGAAGCTTGTAAAGATTGGAGCAACGTCTCAGATGAAATAGAACTTCCTGATTTTTTACAAGACAATAATTAAAATTGTTTAATAAAGAATGAAATATAAAAAGAAAGTAGCTAACTTAAAGGCAGCACAAGTGTGGTGGGACAAACTTCCAGAAAAAGAGAAAGCATCTTCAACTCGACCAGGTGGTATTAATCAAAAAACTGGGGCTGCGTCGTAACAATTAACTAAGTATGAAGAGTGTTTAAGATTAACTAATGATTTTACTATTTTAAACAAGATAAACTATAACAAGGAATGGTAATAGAAGAAGAGGACTTTCGTTTAACATCAGTTAATGAACATAGTATTCATTTTGATTTAGAGTTATTATATGTTGTAAAACCAAGAGGTGGAGAACCTAGACATGAATTTAAAAACGTTGCTTATGCTTTATCTCTTGGCACTGCTTTAAAGAAAATAGCTCAATATAGGATAAGTCAAAAACATCCAGAAGCTCTGAAATTGAGTGAGTATTTAAATGAATTTAATAAAGAAATTGAATCATTGAAAGCACTATGCGTGCATTAAATGTTCATAAGTTAGTAGATAACTTGAATTTGCTTTGTGAAAACTTAGTGAGTTCTTATAATATTAATAAGGGTGGATGTTGCTTTGTTGCATATCTTATTGCACAACACCTTGATAGACTTAAGTTACCTTACCAACTTATAGTATATTCTGATGAAAAGAAGAATATACTTGGTATTAGTCATGAGGTCTTTTCTATGATCAAAAACTTTAAAGAAGAAGAAAATTCTATAACTGGGTATAACACTTGCTATCACTATGCTATCTATTTAGAAGGTGGGGGTGTTATAAATCCAGACAAATGTGATTATACTTATTATATAAGTGGTTTATCTTCTAAGAATATAAAATGGATATATAAGGTAGGTTACTGGAATCAAGAATATGATTTCCGATTTAATCGAACAGTTAGGAAAATAGTAAATTCATTTTTCAATGAGTATAATAAATAAAATTTCCACTAAAATGTAGATAAGTGTTATAATGAAAAGTTTACAAATCAAATGAACTCCACTTCTAACCTATATGTATTTAATGGGAATTGTATTGAAATAGCTCCTTGTTTTATCTATGAGGTATCTGCTTATAAATATTGGAAAAATGGGTTTTGTTTTCTTGGAGATAAATACTATAAATCCAATAAACTCCTAAAGATTAAAAAGAATCGAAAAGTAAAAGACTTTAAGGAGTATAAGATAGTTAAAGAAATAGTATTACTTGGTGCACCTGAAGGCTTTATTAGGGAAATGGGACTCCCTTTGTTTGTCCCAACTAAACCAAAAGTTAAAAATGGAACACGTAGAATTACTAAAAGACCAGTTCATTGATTATTCTGGTAAAGTTCATCACTTTGTTATTGCTGCAGTTAGTGAGGAGCTTCCTTGTGAATGCGATGTTATTACAAGTGATGAGGCGGATCTCATTGGATCTGTTTCTAAGGGTCTTAAATTAGGCTTAAGTATTTGTAATCCAGAAGATACATTTGTAGAAAAAGTTGGAGTTTGCAAAGCTTTAGGTAGAGCAAAACAGTCTGATCCTGTTGTATTTGTAAGTTATAAAGGTTTAATTAATACAACAATGGTTCGTGCTTTACTTGAGCAAGAAGCAAACTACTTAAAAGCAAATCCAGAAAAATATATTGTTGGATATGCAGATGCTAAAGCCCGCTTTGAAAAGTATAAAGAAATAGAAGGAATTAAAAACGGATTTACTGAGGTTGAGAAAATCATTGTGGATAACGCAATTAAAAACCCAAAATTCCTTGACAACATTAATACCTACCTTAGTTGGATTAACAAACAGAAAAGGTGAATAAAGTAGGCAAAATAATTCTTATTCTCTCACTTATTTGTAACGTAATATTAGGATTTCTTCTATATAGGGATTCTAATACCTCTATTTCCAGTACTGAAAAAACAGATTCTCTAAGAGCAGAGGTATCTACTTTAGAGAAGATCAAGGACTCAATAGAAATTAGGATTGATACAATACAAATATTAATTCAAAATAATGATAAACAGTATAAAGAAGAAGTTAGCACCATTATTAATAACACTCTTGATTCTGACTATACCTTCTTTTGCGAGTACCTTAAGTGGAATAGAGCCAGACTCGACAGTATCAATAACCCATAAAGAACTGAAAGAAACTAACTTAATTTTCCTAGAACATAAAAAGCTATTAGTAGAGAATAAGTTATTAAATGAACAGATTCAAAACTATAAGTTAAGTAATCAAATTACTTCTAGGATAGATTCTTTAAAAAGCTTACAACTACTAGAGTATGATAAACTATATAAGGAGTCTGTAGAAAGAGAAAAGAAACTTTCTAGTCAAATTACTAAAAAGGATCGTGCTCTTTTAGTATGGAGAATAGGAGGAATTACTGTTAGTGCTGGGTTTTTATTGTTTCTTCTCTTAAAATAATGGAACAAGATAAGTTTGGAGTTAAACTTAAGTTCCCAAATAGGTCTTGTTCTATGTGTAATAGATACCCGTGTTTTGATGGAATTAAAAAGTGTAAGTCAGATTTTGCTAAATATGGATGTACTTATTACATAGAGAAGTATGACTATTCTAGGGAAATTAGTAGCAAGTGAATCAGATACTCTAGGCTATATTACTTATGTATTTGAGTGTTTAGATAGTGATGTAGCTAAAGAAACAAGATACATTTTGTGTACTCGCTTTCCAAATTGGGATCACAGAGAGATAAAGATTGGTGAGGTTGGATATTTAAACTTCTTTGAAATTAGAGCTGGAATTGATAAATGGTTTGATGGAAATAAAATGATTCCATATAACTATAACAATATTCAATTTATAAAGTTCGTAGAGAAAAAGGATCCTCACAAGTTTACAGTATAGATTAAATTTAAAATTAATAGTAAGAATATTTAATATGACACAATTAGGTGATAAACTTATGGAAGCTATAGAGGCTAAAAATAACGACATCAAGAGATTTGTTTGGAAATTGGCTAGAAAATCTGATGGAACTCAGGAGGAAATAAGACTAGTAGATGCTACTCCTGAACAATTGAAGACATTTTATCAGCATTGTCAGTCAATGCTACATAGCACTGATAAGTTAAATCCTGGAAGATACGTTCTCCTAGATATTATCGGAGAACAAAGAAAAAAATGTAATATAGAACTGTTTCTTCGTAAACTGGAATCTGGTGCTATTTGTGCAGACAGCAGGCCATATCCAAGATATTTGTATATTCAAGATTTAAAGAAGTATATGAACGCCAATAAAAAAGACTTTCCTTCTTCTGAGTTAAAGAATATATCTATATCTGCTGTTACAGGTGGGCTGCCTAGAGAGTTTGAAAGAATTTCAATAGAAGAAGTTCTCGATGGATGTTTGGATATGTTAGGGTAATTTTTTGCCGTTTAGAAGAGGAATCTTCTAAATTATTACAAACCAAAATCGGGGAAAGCTGTGATGCCAATCCCGAGGTAACTACAGAAACTAAAAAGTCTGTAGCACCGTAACGCGTAGAGACTGAACCTGTGAAAACAGAATAAAATGCCCCCAAGAGTGGTTTGCATCCCAACTGAAATAAGTGGATGAAAAGGTACGCTGGACTATATCAAAATAAGAAGATATAGAAGTTAAGACAAAAAGCTTAACGGTAACAAAATCGACTTCGATAACAAACATATTACATTTAGCTTCGTCTTGAATCTTGGAATTTATCTTACTCCAACAGAGATGAAGGAATTTGATGAGAAAGATAAAGATGGAAATACTCGCAGTAAGTTAGAGGTAATTAAGGAACGACTTAATATTAAGAATACTGTTCGTTTAACAGTTAAACCATCGGGTTTAAACTTTACTGAACTGCGAGCAATGGTTAACTTGCGCCCAAAGAAATATTCAGAATTGACTACTGACCAACTTACTGTTCTTCGAGATAAAGTTCTATTTAAGTTAGAAAACGAGGTTTCTTATCATATAGAGCAGTGGGAAGAGAGAAGTAGGCAAATTGAATTAGTAGCTGAAAGTCGTGGAATTAATCTTACTAAAGATTAATTTTTCTACTAATAATCTGGAAACTTTGGTCGCTTTATTTTGTGCTATAATTGATCATGCAATGTAAGACAAGAGACCAAAGACAAGAAGAAGCAAGAGTAGCTTGGATTAAACATAAGTGCTGTGGAAGTGTTGTTGCACCAACAGGAGTAGGTAAGACACGAATAGGATTAAATTGTTTGCGTTCTATCTTATCTCATTATCCAGAAAAGAGGTTTATTGTAATTGTTCCAACTGATAATTTAAAAGACCAATGGGCAGAACAAATAGATTCTCTTGGATATGGATTAAATGGGGAGGTAATTGTAATTAATACTGCAGCTACACACAAATATGAAACAGATATATTAATACTAGATGAGGCGCATAGGGTAAATTCGAACTGCTTCAGGCAAATCTTTACTAATATTAAATATAAGTGGGTTTTAGGACTTACTGCTACCTTTGAAAGGTTAGATGAGAAGCATAAAGAAGTAATGGAGAAGTATTGTCCGGTCATTGATCGAATATCTCTAAAGGAGGCATTGATCAATGGGTGGATAGCCTCTTATAAAGAGTATCAAGTATTACTAGATGTAGATGATATTGATACTTTGAAGCAATTAAACAAAGAATTTCAAGTTCATTTTGAGTTCTTTTCCTATGATTTTAATAGGATCATGTCATTATTGGGTAAAAATGGTTTTATTGAACGAGCTAAACTAAGAGATGAAATGTGTGGACCAAATGCAACTGAAGAACAAAGGAAGCAAATGTTCAAGAACATAACATTCCATTCTCAAAGATTCATGCAAGTATTGCAAGCTAGAAAAAAGTTCATTAATAATCATCCTAAGAAGATAGAAGTAGCTAGAAAAATCATTGAAGCAAGACCTTTCTCTAAGATTATTACTTTTTCTAATACAATAGCTATGGCTGAACAAATTGGAATTGGGGAAGTGTATAGTGGAAAGGATACTAAGAAGAGGGCTAAGACTAATCTTGAAGCATTTAATCAAAAGCAAGGTTTCTCTGTTATCAACACGTCAAAAAAGCTTGATGAAGGCGCAGATATAAGAGGATTGAGTGTAGCAATAATGCTTGGTATTGATTCTAGTGAAATTAAAGCAACTCAAAGAAGAGGTAGGTGCATTCGTTGGGAAGAAGGTAAACAAGCAGAGATCTTTAATTTGATAATTAAGAATAGTGTTGAACAAGAGTGGTTTAAAAAGAGTCACGCACATAGTTCTTATGTAACCATTGACGAAGAAGGTCTTGATGCAGTGCTTGCAGGAAAGGAACCGAAACCTTATGTCAAGAAAGTTAAGGAATTTACTTTTAGGTTTTAATCACAAGTAAAGTGCGTATTTTCCTCAATAAGATAAGATAGGGATTTTTTATAACTCCTTGATTTCCAATTGATTACAAGTTTTTGAGCACAAGGACAGAACGTGTCTTCACAAGGACAGAGCGTATGAACACATTCTGGGGAAGCAATAATACAAAAAATTTTGTACAAATTTTATTTTGATTTTTACTAGAATATTCTTTTCTTGTACAAGAAAATTTTAACTTTAAATATTTTATATTATGGGGAAAGAAAATTGTACAATCAGTTAAAACACAGGTAGTAGACAAAGAAACTGGAGAAATTTTAGTAACAGAAAGTAGTAAGGTTTATAAAGAAAAGATTAAAGAAGATTCTTTTTATATGACATTTATTGATTTTATTGCTCCTTACTATAAACTTTCTGCAGAATCAAGTAGAAAGTTATTAACTTGGATGTGTGAACACGCTGAGTTTAATACTGGAACAGTACTGCTACCTGCCAATGTGAGGAAAGAAATTAGTAATAAATTAGGTGTTACCAATAATACTATTACTAATGGATTAAAAACTTTAAAAACATTAGGCTTAATTTCAGGAGAAAAAGGAAAATTTGTGATCAATCCACAGATCTTTTGGAAAGGTGATTTAAAAGCAAGACGTGAATTACTTGACGAGAACGAATTTAAAATTAAATTTAGTATAGCAGAATGAATAATTATTTCAGTTTCATTATCTTTAATCCTCTCAAAACTTGGTGGAAAGCTAGAAAGTACTTTAAACTACCTCGTCTCCACTTTCATAAAGTAGGGAGTGTCTTCCAAAAGAAAATACATACTCAATTTGGGGATTATATTGATTATGGAATTAACTTTTGTCCTTATGCTTCTTATGATAGAATAGGAAAGATTATTGATGTATATGTCGATGATGTAATGTGGAAAGATAAGTGGGATAGTCCACGTCATGAGCGAAATCCAATTATTTGGGTGCTCTTCTTTAAAAGAATCGGATTCTGTATTACGTTTAACGTTACTTTCAAAGATGAATTAGGAGAAATAGAAAATGGTGATATGTATTATTGGGAGTTTCTTCTCAACTATTTATACTACCATCATAATCTAAAAATAGCCTTACTTACCTCTGGAGGTTGGACCAGGAACTCAAAATTATGGAAACATAGAAAGTCCTATGGAAGCAAGGAAGATGGCACAGAGGACGTATATGAGCCTCTACGATTGCCTATACAAACACAGCTCTTTTCTCTTAATAAAAGAGGATTGCGAGCATTAAGAAAAGAATTAGAAGAAAATGACAAACGAGAGAATGAATGAACTCATCTTACTTCTTGCAGTAACAGAAAAACTACCTTACAATAAAGAATCACAAGAATTTTATTATCAAGACAAGAAGTACGATGTAAATAAAGTATCAAATAGAATATACGAGCTAGTAAGTGAGTTTATGGAAAGGTATGAACTTCCTATTAAGGAAGAAGAAACGTATGTAACTGATAACACCGAGAAATCGGACTAACTATTTACAGTTTAGATATGGTGTGATAAAATCATTATCTAGACTTTTACTTGAAAAATTTAACAATAAACTTAGACGAGGAAATAGCAGTCCTTGAAAAATATAGAATCACTCCGAATGAATTGCTGTTCATACAAACTTTGCTATTATTACAAGATGAAGAAAATGAGGATTCATTCCAATCTTATATAGAAGCTCTGCGGTCTTGTGATATTCATTTAAGGGATGTGCTATTATCCTTACAGAATAAAGGAGTGATTCTAAAGCAGTTTAAAGTTCCAAATGAAGGAGAAGCCTTTGATCCTTATTCTATTCCCCTAAATAAGAACTTTGTAAAGAATATCTATAGAAGCTCATTTGAAATGGGTAAGGAATTGTTTGAAGCATATCCACAGTTTGCTACAATTAATGGAAGTTTAGTTCCATTAAGAACTGTTGCTAAACATTTCAATTCTTTAGAAGACTGCTATTTTAGATATGGAAGAAGTATTAAATGGAATGAGGAAAGACATAATCATATAATAGAACTGGTTAAGTGGGCAGAAGAACAAGGTAATATTATCTTATGTTCACTGTCCAGTTTTGTTATAAATAATGGATGGATAGATTTAGAAGCTATTAGAAACGGAGATTCTGGAAATATTAATTATAATGCTATTAAAATGCTATGATTTTTCGATAAAAAGTTTTGAAAATTCGATTTGCATTATTATATTTGCATATCGGTAATTAATAAAAAATTAACTAAAATTATGGGAAAGAAAGTTACAACAGCAGAGTACAGACAACGTTTATAGCAAGCTAATCCAAATTTTGAATTAATTGGAGAGTATATAAATTCTTATACGAAAGTATAGATTAGGTGTAAGAAATGTGGTTATATAAATCATGTAGCTCCATTCAGTCCTTTAAGAGGTGTGGGGTGTCCAATGTGTTCGGGAAAACTTAAATTAACTACAGAAACTTTTAAAGAAAAACTAAGTAAAATTAATCCAGATTTAGAAGTTTTAGGAGAATATGTTAACACTGATACTCCAATTGAGGTTAAGTGTAAGAAGTGTGGGAGGATATTTTATCCAACTCCGCATAACTTATTTCATGGGAGTGGATGTCCTGGATGTATTGGAAGAACAACAGTAGCTTAGAAAATTTACTCTACTTAGGAATTTATTGATAGGCTCAATGATCCTAATATTATGGTATTAGGAGAATATATTAATACTAAAACTCCAATTAAAGTTAAGTGTAATAAATGTGGATATGAATGGGAGCCAGTTGCTAGTTCTTTGTTAAGAGGTTTTAAATGTCCGTAGTGTGCTAAAATCAAGCAAATAAAGACAAATGAATTTTATCAGAAATAGTTACATGACCATAACCCGAATTTAGAATTGTTGACTCCTTATATAAACAATAAACACAAGGTTGTAATACATTGTAAAAATTGCAATGCTTTATGGTCTACTCTTCCAAACAGTATATTAGGCACTCCACATAGATGTAATTTACAGTATCACAGGACTGATGAATAGTTTAAATCTGAAGTACTTGAGAAAAATCCTTTTATATCAATTGAGGGAACTTATTTATCTACAAATTCTATATTTCAATGTCATTGTAATAAATGCAACTATGATTGGAAGGCCACTGCTTCATCTTTATTAACTTCTATTAAAGCCTGTCCTAAATGTTCTGGAAGATATAGGACAACCGAAGATGTAAAAAGATGGTTAAAGGAAAATAATCCTAATGTTGAATTATTATCAGAATATACTAAAATGATAAATAGAGGAACTTTTAAGTGCAATAAGTGTGGGAATATCTGGACCACTTCCTTTAATAATGTTATTAATAATTTAACAGGATGTCCTTTCTGTAGAAAATCTAAAGGAGAAAAAATAATTGAAACTTTTTTAAGAGAAGAAGAATTTACTTATACTCCACAATATAAAGTTATATACAATTAGAAAACAATGTTCGTTGATTTTTGTGTAGAAAAAGAGGATCAGTTATATTTTATTGAGTATAATGGAATACAACATTATATTCCTCAAGAGCATTTTGGAGGAGAGTTGAGACTTGAAAAATAGAAGCAAAGAGATCAATTATTAAGAAATTACTGCAATATAAATAATATTAAATTATTAGAAATTCCATATACTGATAAGCTTAAAGATATTTCAGTAATTGTGTTTAATTTCTTAAATGACGAATAATGACTGGGAAAGAAGAATTTTATCAACTCGTAGAAGAAGGCAGACGTGGACATAATATAGGATTAACCATAGGGTCAAAAAAATTAGAAACTTATATGGATGGGTTCCTTCCTGGAACTAGTTATTTAATAGGTGGTGCATCTGGAAGCGGAAAAAGTACTTATGCCCTTTGGGCATTTTTATATCAGCCACTTATAAATTTCTTAAATGGAAATGGTACTGAACGAGATCCTTGTTGGATTCTATTTAACTTAGAAATGACTAAACCACAGGTCTATGCGAAATTAATCTCAATGTATATCTTTGATAACTTCGGTATTGAGCTAAGATTTAAAGAAATGTTTTCTAGAGGAGCTGATATGATTTTATCTGATGAGCATTATAACCTCATAAAGCAATGTGATTCTTTTATTGATGAATTGGATAAAAGAATAACTTGCTATGATGGAACTTTAACAGAGGAAAAATATTTAAAGATTATGAACAATCAGCTTTTAAGATTTGGACATTGGGATAGTGGTACTTATTATCCAAATAACCCGCAACAAATTTTAGGAGTACTTATTGATCATGTGTCTTTAGTAAAAGCAACAAGTAGTCACTCTAAAAAAGATGAGATGGATGCAATTTCTAGAGATTCTGTGATTTTAAGGAATACTACTAAGATTGTATCTCCAATTCATGTTTCTCAATTTAACAGAAGTGCTAATAGTGATGAGAGATTAAAGCAATCTATGCAAGATCCTTCGGCAAATGATTTTAAAGATTCTGGTGCCTTATATGAGGATAGTCAAGTTGTTATTGCTTTACATAGTCCTCATAAATTTAAACTTTCTACTTATAAAAAATATAATATTAAAGTATTAGAACAGAACTTTATTGCAATATTTTTATTAAAGAGTAGGTTTGGTACTTCCGATATATGGATTCCTTTCGGTTTTTATGGTGATTGCTCTCATTATGCAGAACTACCTAAGCCAGATGAAATATATGATTATGAAAAATATAAGAGTCCTTACTATTTATTAGAGAAGGAGTCTGAAGATAATGTAAAATTAGAAGAAGAGATTCAAGTCAATCAAACACCTAAATTTATATTATAATGGCTGAACTAATTGCTGTTGTTGGCGAAAGCGGTAGCGGAAAGACTACTAGTATACGCAACCTTGATCCAAAGAAGACTTTTATCATATCCACAACAGGTAAACGCCCAGGAATTAAGGGTGCTAATAGAAAATACCCCAACTTTTGTATAAAGGAAGGACATCTTGAAGGAAACTTCTTTTCCTCTGCCAACGTAGAACAAATTGGTAAGATCCTTCAAATTGTGGACAAGAAAATGCCTGATATAACTACTGTTATCATTGACGATTATCAATATGTAATGGGCTTCGAGGCTATGGATCGAGCTAAAGAAAAGTCCTATGATAAATTTACGGACATCGCTCAACACGCATATCAGGTTTTGAAATCAGCGATGAATATGCGTGATGATTTAAATGTCGTTATCCTAACTCACAGCGAAAATATTGGAGATAACGTATCTCCAATGTACAAAATGAAGACTCTAGGCAAGATGCTTAATTCTGTAATTACACTAGAAGGTCTATTTACTTATGTTTTCTTTACCGTTATTCAGAGAGATGATGATGGTAATGCAACATATAAGTTTATAACTAATTCAGATGGAACTTGTACAGCTAAAACTCCAATGGGGCTATTTAATGATATTTATGTCGATAATGACTTAAATATGGTTATCAACCGCATTAAGGAGTATAATGAGGAAGATTAATGAGTAATGTTGTAAAATACCAATTTACTATTACCTACGAGTCTTCAGTAGAGACTGATACAGGGGAGATATTAGAAACTAAAATTGTTTCCAAATCTCCTATGAAAGAGAAGAAAACCAAAAAGGTAGAAGATGACAGCAATGAGCCTACTCTATACCTTGAAGAGAATAAATATAGACTCAATTCAGCAGCTATTCAATTAATGGGAATAGAAGTTGGAGATAAACTTGACATTAAGTATGAAGAGTCTAAAAATGGTGTAACACCAATAATTGGGTTGGATGAATCTTTCGGAACTCGTGGAGGTAATAAAATATCCGCTAATAATACTGTTATCTATAGAGGAAAGAAAATGGAAGAGCTATCTAAATTTGGAGACAAGTTTGGGGTAGTAGCTCATCCGAATAAAGAAGGATTATTTATGCTTACTTCTGATAATATAGCAGTAATTGAAAAGAAAGGCGATGAAAATATCCAACTTAATGAAGAAGACGTAGATTTAAACTTAGAGGGATTAATAGATGATACACAGATAAATGAGATAGACTCAAACTTTTTCAACTTTAATTTATAATGATTTATGTCAGAATTTAATTTTGGATCATTAGCAACAACACAAGCAACTTCTAACACGCAACCAAGACTGAAACCATGGGGCATTTATTCTGTAAAGTTTGCAGGTGCTAGAAAGGAAACTATACAAGGAAAGAAAGATCCTAATGCTGTATATGACATTCTTAGGGTTCGCTTTGAGGGAGAGGATGGATATTATGAAGAATCTATATTCTATCCTAAGGATGGCGATGATAAGCGTCCAACTTATACTAGTAAGGATGGTCATGAATATCAAGGAGCATCTTCTTTTGACAGAACTATGACCTTTATTGCTCAAGTAGCAGAGGTATTGAATCCGGAAGGTTTTAAGAAGATGCAGGAACTTAGCTCAAAGTTTAGGTCTTTTGATGATGTTGTAAAAACTTTCATCAAAGTTACTGATGCAGCTAAGGGTAAGGAAACTCATCTGAAGTTGGTTGGTAAAACTCACAACGGAACAGTAGAAGCAGCTCTTCCTAAATTCGTTGCTATCAATAAACAAGGTGAGAAATTTACTTGTGATAACTTCATTGGAGATAAGTTATTCTTCTCTGCTTATGAAGAAACAAGAAAAGCAGAATATGCTTCCGCTAAACCAACACCTATGGGAAGTGAAGCTGCCAATGGTATAGACACTGTTTCAGCAGGCTCTGAAGATATAGATTTTGAGAGCCTGCTTTAATATATAAAAAGTAATCTAGTTACTTTTTGAATTTTAACTGGAATTTACTAACTTTGTTAGTTAAAAATTACAGTTATGAACTTTACATTCCCAGTTAAAATTACAAAGGAATTAATTCTTTCCAAATTTTCTGAGGAGCAAATTATGGAATATTATCTTAAAGTTCCAATTTCTAAAAAATTGTTTAGAAGTCCATTAAGACAAGATCATCTACCAACTTGTAGCTTATACAGGAATAGAAAAGGTGAATTAATCTTTAAAGATTTTGCTACTGGGCAATATCTAAATATATTTGGAGTTGTACAAACATTGTATCACTGCGATTATTGGGAATCCCTTCGCATTATTGCTAATGATTTTGGGGTAGTAAAAAGTAATGACCTCCGAAGAAATTCTGGAAAGATTAATTTAAATCCTATTAAAATTGAAGAAAAAGAATCAGCAAAAATCCAAGTTGAAATACAACCATTTTCAGAATTGGAATTGAAGTGGTGGATTAAGTATGGAATTACAGAAGATATATTGAAGAAATTTAATGTGTATTCTTGTAAGCACGTTTTCTTAAATGGAAATTTATGTGCCAAATCGCAACAACAGTGTCCAATTTTTGGATATTATGGTAAAAAGTATCAAGGTAATGAGTTATGGAGATGTTATTTTCCTAAGAGAAAGGAATACCGATTCTTAACTAATTGGCCAGCTAAGAAAATTCAAGGTTATGATCAGCTTCCTAAACAAGGAAAACTACTCATAATTACAAAGTCTATGAAAGATGTAATGTGCTTATATTCTTGTGGTATTAGTGCTATTGCTCCTAATTCTGAAAATTTATTTATTCCTGACATTATGCTGGAAGAATTGAAGAAAAGATTTAAAAGAGTAGTAGTATTCTATGATAATGATCGACCTGGATTATATAACATGGCTAAGATACGACATGAACATCCTGAATTAACTTATACTTATATTCCAAAAAAGTATGGAGCAAAGGATATTTCTGATTTTTATAAGAAATTTGGTAGGAAAGAAACGTTAAATTTTATTAAACAATTCATTTTATGGTTAAGAAGTAGGACTTAAATACAGCGGTAAGAGCTACATTTAAGAACGGAGAAAAGAAAGAATTTACTTCTATAGAAGAAGCTTCATTAGGAACAGGAGTTTCTATAGCTGCTATTAAGATTAGAGCTAATAAGCCTGGAACTGGTGGAAAAGATGGAACCTTGTTTGAATGGTTAGATGATCATACTGCTAGGCACTATAGAGCCAAAAAAAGTAAAAATCGTGGTAAAGATCTGGAGTATGACGTAGTTGAACGATTAAAAGAAATAGGATATGATGGTGTTTGTAGGTCTGCTGGAGAAAGCCGTGCACTCGACAATGCTAAAGTAGATATTGCAGATACTAATCATGAGTTAGAGGTAGCTATACAATGTAAAAGCTATCAAAACTTTCCTAATTACTTCAATATTAAGGATGAGTGTTCTGATCCAAGAGATTTTGTTATGATTTGGAAAAAATCTGTAGAAGCTGGCAGCATCAGCCGTGGAACTGTAGCCATTATGGATGTGGATTTCTTTTATAAACTTTTAAAATGCTATCACGAAAACCATTTAAGTAATGAATAAGTATATTATTCCTGTTTGTAATATTAACGAATCTAAAGTGTATAACTTAGTTATTAACGCTACTTCACATTCGGATTGTCAAGATAGAATAATGGATAAGTTTTCTGACTATTCAGATAGCTTAGAGTATTCAGAATTTATTTCTGACCTTGACCAACAGGATATTTTAATTGGTAGAATAACAGATATTGAAGAATTATGAGATTAAGAATAGGACTTGATATAGATGGAGTCATAGCAGATTGGGATAATAGCTATCTAGAAAGATTTGGACATTTTCCAAAGTGTGACTGGGCTATTAGTCGCAATGTAAATCACATCTTGATTAAAGAACGTGATTTCTGGCTCAATTTACCTATAATAAGGCTACCAGATTTTGAGCCTAGGTTATTTTGTAGTGCCAGAGTTAATAATAAAAGGTGGACAAAAAAGTACTTAAAACAGCATGGATTAAACAGTCCATTGTATCAAATTCCTGGCTATCATCTAAGTAAAGCAGATGTACTCAAACATAGAGTTGATGTTTTTATAGATGATTCAATCAAGAATTTTATTGACTTAAATAGTAAAGGTATTCCTTGTCTTTTAATGGACTCTTCAAATAATCAAGATTGGGGTCCAGTAGGTCGTATATATACTCTAAAATTCCAAGAAATTGAACAGGCTTTTGATATATGGCGAGAAATGATTGCTGAATTTGACGGACTAGTTAATGACTATAAGCAAGGAATCTCTAAAAGAAATTAAAATAACTCCTATTCTTGATAGTTTGAGATTAGAGAAGATAGATGATTCTGAGTATTTCTCTGAAAAATATGGAGGATATATCAGCAATTCTCGTCTATCTTTAATTAACCCAGAACAAGAAGGAAGCCCTGAAATCTTCTTTGAAGGATTAGGTAAACATAACATCTATTCTGATAGCTTACTTGTAGGGAGTGCAGTCCATGAACTCATATTGCAGCCAGAGTTGTTTCACATGTGTTCTAGTGCTGACAGACCTACGTCTAAAGCTGGATATATGGCTGATGAGTTGTATAAAGACTTTTTGAATGATAATCTAATCACAAAAGTAATTGTAAATGCTTCTAATAAGATAGATTATTATAAAGGAAAGATGAATCAGGATAGAATTGATGTACTCCTTGCAAAATGTGGAGCTTATTGGAGGAACAGAAAGCAATATGAAGAAAATTCTACGCTAACAAGTACTCCTATTTACCTTGATCCGAGAGGAAGAGATAAAGTACGACAGTGTGTAAGTGCAATAAATAAAAATAAAGCAATCCAAAGTCTATTACATCCAAAAGGATTGCTTGAAGATCCTATATCAGAAAATGAACAAGCAATACTCCTTGACGTATTAGTTGAAGTGCCTGATGTAGACTCATTTGTTCTAAGGTTAAAATCAAAGCTGGATAACTATACGATTGATAAAGAAACTAGTACTATAGTTGTAAATGACATTAAAACTATAGGTAAAATACTATCTGAGTTCAATTGTAAGGGTGGAAGCATAGACAGGTACTGCTATAGGCGCGAATTGGGCATGTATATGTTCTTATTACAGCTTTGTGCTAAGAAGTACTATGATATAGAGAATCCTACTTGTAAAGGAAATTTCTTAGTAGTATCAACAATACCACAATACTATACAAAGGTAGTTCCTATGAGCAAAAAGGATTTTATGGAAGGGTTTAATGAGTTCAAATACTTACTAAGATTAGTAGCATACTATTATTCTAAAGGGTATAGATTTGGATGAGTTAGAAAGGGGTTATATTCCATATTCCCTTGGATATATGGGGACTGATATTAACTCTAAATTTGCTGTAATTTCTCTAATAGGTTATTTAACTTTCAACCTTAGAAAGAAAAATCCTAATGTAACCTACTATCAAGTAATAAAAAAGATAGTTGGGAATGATTTGCCAGAGGAAATAATAAGAGGATTATCTATAGTATGTTCAGATTTTGCTTATGGATGTGAGCAATTTCCAACTTTTGGTCTGAATAATAAAGATATTCCTAAAAAAGTGCGCGAGATATTATTAAATGGTCTCCCGTTCTGATCAGAAATTTGTATAATTAACACTGTTTAACAGATAAAAAATCTTTGTTTTATTTTGAAGAGCGTAGTGAATATACTATATTTGCAGTACTCTCTTTAAGAAACAAAGGTATAGATAAAAGTTTAAGATAATTTTATAGATTATTATTTTGAGAATTTAATAAGATATAGTAATTTTGTATGTTAATACGAATTAATGTTTTAAATTTTTTATTGAATTATGAGTACACAAATTATGAATTTCAAGAGACTTGAAGTAACTGGAGCAACTAAAGAAGAAGCACTTGCAAAGGCACCATTTGATATTATGGGCGATGCAACACAGGCATATAAGATTTGGAAAAAGAAACAAGTAAACGGCGTTACTGACGCTGATAAGAAGCAATTTATGCTTGACTATCTTGCTAAGAAGTCTAAGAATGTTGCTGGTGTAGGTTTCTCTATTACAGTTGAATCTGCTATTGCAGATACTCGTGAGCGTCCATATAAAATTGAGGATGTAAAGAATGAAAAAGGTGCGCGTAAGTACAAGACTGTTTATAGTATAACTGATAAGGAAACAGGTGTAGAAATTGCTCATACTGATGAAACCAAGGCTAAGGCTAAGGAACTTACAAAGAAACTTTATACTGATAAGGGTTATAGAGGAAATATTATTTGCACATACACAAAGCAAGTAGTTGAGGGTGAGCCTGTAGCATTTACAGTAACTTACACTCCTTCCAAGTCCTCTAAAGTAGGTGTATATGAGGTATTTGGAGTAGAAAGAGCATAATAAAGACTTATAAGAGGTGGCTATTAATTTAGTCACCTCTTTTTATTTATAAAAGTGTAACAGCTTACTTAACATTGAATAAATCAATTAAAAATAAATGAAAGAATCTACTGTTAAAAAATATACTGATATATTATTGGCAGCTAAGAAAAGTGGTAAAAATCTTTTAAAGTTTTGTTCAGAAAGTGGTTTAAATTATAATAGTTTAAAATCTACTATTCGTAACTTAAAAAAGAAAGGAGAACATCAAGAATTACTATCTTTATATAATACAGTTATTGAAAAAAATATTGAAGATCGAGTTGAAACTAACATAATTCGAGATGAAAATAATAAGATTGTAAAATATCAATTAATTTCTTATAGAAAAAATAAAGTTCCATTTGAAGCGACTCTTGAAAGGTCCGACATGGAATCTATTTGTGGACTTTATACTTATTATGGAGGAAATGTAACAGCAAGATTAGTTGCAAATGAATTTCCAAAATATACTCTTGCAGAAATTAAGAGAATATTACAAGCATTTGGTATTACAAAAGATAGTTTTTGGACCCCACAACACTTATTAGAAGAGTTATC